CGCGACTTAAATATATAAAATAATTCATACTATTATATATTCTCTACAAAAGAAAAAACTAGAAAAAGTCACCGCAAATAACACAAAATAATATATAAAATAAACTATAATTCATTATAATATTGTATAAAAAATATTTTATCAAGTTCTGCGGATCAAGAGGATCGAGTTAGCCAACTTGCCGAAGAAGCAATCAATCAAGCGTAATTCTCATGGATTTCCAACACTTTACAAAGATTAATATAATAAGTCATTCATTCTTAATTATTTACAAAATTTTATAATAATTTACATTTATTCTTGACTTGTCTTTTATTATATTGTATAGTATATAGTATATTATGAATGAAGAAAATGAATTAAATACAGAATTATCTGAAATAAAAGCACCCGAAAGTCCATTTGATGGTCTGACCAAGGAGCAAGAGTTAATTGAAATGAAAAAAATGCTCGATTCGATGCCCGAAGGAGCAGATAAGGGGGAGTTGCCAATGAGAATTGAATTTCTAGAGTTAGAAATAAAAAATAAATAACAAGCCGAAACTTAATTGCATAAAAAAATGGATGAATTACAAAAAATAAGTGCCGAAATAATAGAAATATTCAATACAAAGATAGGCAAACTATCTACAGAGCAAGCCGAAACCATAAATCTCTGCAATAATAGCATGAATTTTTACATGGAATTAGGCGAGCGAAAGAAAGCGTTGTGGGAAGCCAAATATACATTACAATTATTAAATAATATAGTAAACAATGGCAAATAAATATACTGATGAAGATGTATTACAATTATCATATGAAATAATACAATTAATTGAACAAAATATTTCTTGTTTTAATGATGATGAGACAGAGAATGTTGTTACAAGTAATGAGAGTATCGCATTTCATGTAGAGAATGATAATATAGATAGAGCATATATAGAAGCACTCAATTTAAAAGAATATTTAATAAAATTAAAAAATAACAAATATAAATAATGCACGCACGAAGAGAAATAGATCATATATTAGATAATATTAATGAAATAATTGCAAAAAATAAAACATCAAATAAAGAAAGCGAAGATGATCGAGCAATGCTAAAACACTTATACGAGACAATCAATCTCAAGACAAATAATGGCAAATATGCTAAAGGAATGTGGACTGACTCGCCCGAATTTAATTGTACAAATATTTACATCAAATAATATATAGTTAATTATATAAATTTTTAAATAAAGTTGCGGTGATCGAAATTAGTTCTTGACAATCGCCAAATAATCTGCCATACTATTAATCATGGACGAAATAACAAAGGAATTGCAAAAGATAAAAGACCAAATATCTATCTCGAATGGATATACAGATGATGTAAGAAAAGAATTATCTGATTTAAATAAAACACTAATGTTGATTGCCCAAATATTAAGAAATAAATAAACAAATTTTTGCATGATATAAAATGCTTTATTATAGTATTTACTCTTATACAATATAATATACTAAATAAACAATACAATTGCATGATATAAAAAGCAAAACAATATAACTCAAATAAACACTTAATTATACAAAATAAATACAATATGATATAAAATAATGACATCAAATAAATACTTAGTTGGAAAAAAGAAAAGAATCATAATAAATATTTAGGACGAGGCGGATGGTTGGGCACAAGGGCGGACAAGCTACTCCAACAGGAGCATTCGGAGGAAAAAGTAAGTTCAACAAAAAAAACTTGACAACAAATCCTAATCTGATATACTTAGGGTTATGAATTATTGCGAAGAACAACTTGAATATCTTGAGTGGCAAGCTCAAGTAGAAAAAGAAAAGAATACAAACCCATGCGATCTCGCAGAGGGAGTATATATGTTAGTAGATGATGCGAGTCCGAGCGAATCGCCTCTTTATTTTCGTTCACTTACAAGGTGCAGTTGATTGGGCAGAGACATGACAATCAACTTTCGATTAAGCTTATACAAGGGTGAAGAAACATGGTCTGTCTATAGAGTCGGAGGAAAAGTACTATGACATTTCAAGAAATCGACATAAAAAATGTTGACGGCATGATCCCAAAAGGTAGTGAACTCGCAGTGATTGACAGAAAAGATTTAATGAAAGATGATCTCGATCAAGCATTGATTCTTTATGGATGGGATGAAGTAGGAATGTTCGATCATGAATTTGATCTTCCAACATACGGATTCGTTTCTTAAAAAAAAGACTTGACAATATATTACATTCTGATATACTAGAATACATAAAACAAATTGCTAAAACTAATTAACCTAAAAATTATATAAAATTATGAGTATTGCGAAAAATGCGAGAGCGAGCCAAGTAATGGCAGATATTAAAAGTGGTAAACATACACCTGCGAATAAGCAAGGTAAGTTTGCAAATTATGGATCAGTTGCCGAGGATAGTATATATTATTCCACCAAACTATCTCAAAAAGCAGATGCAAGTTCGACATCGCATCGAGTCGAAGCAAGTCGAAGCAAGATTAAGATTGAAATTCTTTGCGTAATGATAACGGAAGAGTTTATAAAAATAATCAACCCCGAATTCAGACAATCAATTAAAAAGATTGGCAGATTAAGAAGATTCAAGGGAGAAGCAAAAGAATTTTGTTGCGTTTATTTCTTGGTTTCAGAAGAAGATGAGGTGGTTTATGTTGGGCAAACAGCAAATCTACTTCAAAGAGTGGGGTCGCATCAATCGAACAAAAATTTTAGTAAAGTTTATTATTTGCTTCCTCCGAGCAAAGTAGAAAAAGAGGCTAAACTTGTAAGTAAAAATTCAACCAAAAGAATATCTCTTCGTAAACCTAATCCTAGTCTTTGCACTATTTGGATGAATGAAACAGAAAGAAAATTTATTTTAAATTACCTACCAAAATACAATAATTGTAGCACGAAAAAGAAATCTATTTCTGATCTTTTTGAATTTTCATTTAATGATCGAGTCGCTATCCCCAAAAGTTTCTATGTTCGCCACAGAACAAGAACTCCGAGAAGAGTTAACTGAAAAAGAATATGTTTATGTTAAACTCGCCAAGCTAAACGAACATATCGCTGATCTTTATCATTGCACACAATATCCAAACAATAAAATAATTGATGCAAATAACTCATACAAATATATTAACCAAATACAACAAGACCTATTAAGAATAAATAGAAGAGCAAATAATAAAATTACAAATATATAAAAAAGTACTTGACTTTTAATCAAATATAGAGTATAATACTCGTATAACAATTGAGAAATAAACTCAATCAAATAAAATAAATTGATCTTTAACATTTTAAAAACTTTGGAGAGGTAGATATACTTCTCCTGTGGGTGACCGAATAAGCCTGTCGTGAGCGGGCTAAAGTATGCAGATCCCTGTGGTAGGGTTGGCAGAGTTCAATCGAATGAGCCAAATGACAATACCATGTCTAATCTGTAGTTTGAAGTAGGTACACAATGAACTGATGTTCACGCCGAAAAATTGGAGGTATACAGTAGTCCTTCCCCACGCCATTTTCTTAATCATGCATTCTAGCCTACTCAAGGTTTATTCCTTGGGTAGGTTTTTTTGTTTGACAATGATTCGAAATCTGTCATACTAGTATACATGAACACATTAAAAAACATTCTTGCGAACTACGGATACATCAACTCAGATCAACTCGCTGAAATTAACGAACACTTTCCACACATGAAAGTAGTAATCAAGTGGGGAGGCATGCCCCGTGATCGAGTTCCTGTTCGCCAAGCAGTGAAACTCATTAAAAATATTGAATCAAAAAACATCGACTATTGCAGAGAAGTATTCTTCGCATCAGATGAAATGAGTAAGCTTAGAGAAGTATTTCACATTGCACAATAACCATAAACAAAAAAACATATGATTAATCCAGCAGAAGTAACAAACTATAATAGATCACACAACGAATTAGAAGAATTTATCTTGTTCTGTATTAATGTAGCAGGAAAGAAAAGTTCAATCGAAGCACCTAAATTAGAAGTGTTTATTGAAAGAGCAAAAGATATAACAAAAGAAACAAGTCCATTTAATTGTATAAGAAAATTAATTAAATTGGGCCGGCTCCAAGAGATCATGCATTGGGCAAAGCTTAGTCCATACAAGCAAAGATACAACTCTTATGTTGCTGTATCAAAGATTCAAGACCTTCAAACCGTTACATTAAACAGGCTTTTAGAAGGTTGCTGGCATCGGGCTCAAAACAGCAAGATTCTTTCTTTCTCATAGCCGCGAAGACTTTGACGAACCAATGCTCGACACACATATCTTAAGGTTCCTTCGTGATCAAGGATACAGTGACGCCCCAAAGAGCACGCCAACGAATGAGAATACATACCATTATTTCGCGAATATTTTCAAGAACATTGCTCGACAATTAGGCAAATCAGTTACTGATCTTGATCTTGAAATTTGGAAGCAAGTACTGGACAGCATAATGGAGTTAACTACAATTATTATTTGCGCTGCATTTTTCATAGGCCTGATCCGCGCCGTTACTAGAAACAAAAGGAATTTTAAAAGCCAAATATTCCTCAGCCAAATAACACAACCAAATACCAATTATATATATTACAAATAAGGGGGAAACAAATAACAATCCAAATAAATAAAGAAAATAAAATGTAAATAAATTCAGAAAAAAAAGAATAAAATTAAAAATTACATAAGTCGTTGTATATCAACAAGTTGCGGAAAATCCGCCTAGGCTTTTTTCGTAAGTCTTTGAAGCTCAACAACTTACAACTATATTCAATTAAATGAAAAAAAAGGTTGACTTGCGGTAAAAACCTGTCATACTTGTATACATGATCGAGACAAAGCCTAACGAAAAAAGATATAAGATTGACTTTGGCAGTCCTGTTTTTGTTTACAAAAATCTTCACAAAAAATGTTGGAGTATCAAGCAAGATGGATTGGTCAAGGCTCACACTAAATTATTGGCAATGCATAGTTGCACTTTCAAGGTTAGCAAGAGTGGGCGAGAAAGAGTTTTAAAAGAACAGCGTAAAAATGTTCACGCAGGAATCGAAGGTTATATAGAGAATTGGCAAATGGGTAATTGGAGGGATTCTCATCCCACCGCACGACCTGTTTCTTACAATCCATATAAGTATGAGAATTTTGTTGACAAGGACACGGAACAAATGGTAGACTATGCTATTGCCGTAAGATTAGAACCCAAACAAGTATTAGCAGTATTATGAATGAAACACAAATGACCAAAACAAGTATCCAAAAAGAGATCATTGATCAATTTGACTATTTAAGTCCGAGAGAGTTAATGGTGATTTTCGAGTTAATCTTCGGAATGGGAGAAGTTCAACTAGATGAAGTAGATTGGAGCAAGTAATTATGACACAAGCAAAAATTAGAGAAAACATTTTAAACATCGTTCGAGGAGAAATGGCATACGCAGATCCAATGTCCAAGGTTTGCTTGGAACAGAACGAGCGTCACCCCGAAAAGTTTCCACTTGGAAGTACATTTCAATCAGCCGAAGAAGTTTTAGAAGACATCATTTTAAGTTTGACATCATTGCAAAATGAGCTTAGAATAGAGTCTTCATTTCAATCAGCACAACTATAAACACAAGGAAAAAATCATGGGATTAGATCAATACGCATACGCACGACCACCACGCAAACGCAATTCAGATAACGATATTCAAGTTGCGAGTGGAGAAAACACAATCGCTTGCAAGGTTGGATGGAAGACCTTTGGCAAAGCAAAGGTTGCCCAAACGCAAATGAAGATGGTGATTTGAGTTTAATTGTGCAGTATTGCCACTCACATCTGAAGATATTGATTCTCTTGAAGATGCGATTCTTAACTTTGAACTTCCCGAAACAGATGGATTCTTTTTTGGTTCTGATTCTTATTTTTGGACTGACGAAAATGATGAACCTCATGCCGATAACGATTATTGGTACAAAGAATCTGACTTGGCATTCATCAAAGAAGCAAGAAAAATGCTTGAGAAGAAACACAGAATTTTTTACTCTTCTTGGTATTAAGGCTTGACTTTCGCTGAAAATCTGACAAACTATACATTATGAGCATGACACTAGAAACACCACAACAAATTAACGCATTCCGATTACGGACTCTCGCAAGAGGAATAAGATTAGAAATCAATGGATTAAAGATGTCGAGAGGCAGAAGTTGCTACTCGATTGTAAAATCTGAATTCGGATTCAAGGGTAACAAGCAATCTGTTCTTGACCAATTACTCAACCACATGGAGGGATAAGGATGAACGAATATATTGATGCAGTATGCGAGGGACAACCTCTTGACAAACCAAGTTTCAACCAAGATTCAGAGCAATGGGAATTGTACTTTGAAGAGTCTGCCACGCCTTGGCATCCTTATGACTCAAGGGATTTAATCGCAGTAAGTTTTGACTCTGCCCAAGAAGCAGAACAATCTTACAACCACTATTCACAACCTAACCAAGGATAAGATATGCGAAATTCTCGAATTGAAAATCTTAGGAATAAAGTTCGCAATATGGGCTACGCTTTGGCTCAAGCTGAATTGCGAGGCTTGAGGGGAGAAGAATTGTTTGCTAAGAAATTGGCTCACAACCTTCTTCTTGGCGAACTTTACTCTCTCGAAAAAAGGGTATAGTTAAAGGGGCGGGCTTGGGAAAACCCAAGCTCGCCTTAGCCTTTGCCATTCAACGACTTACGAAAAATCGCCCTGGCCGGTTTGGCCTAACTCATTGATATCCAGCAACTTACAACAACTTTAACTTTATGAAAAAAAAGGGTTGACATTGCATTATTTTCTGTCATACTAGTATACATCAAGACGATAACTGAACTTAAAAAAAATTAGTCGAAACAAAAAAAACTTAATCGAAGAAAAAAAAGCTTGACAAAAACCAAAAACTTTAGTATAATTAACCCATCAAAGACGATAAACCAACACTAAAAATTATGAATAAAAAAATTGATCTCTCCGTATGTGGCACAAAAAGAATTGACTTTAGCGAAGTAAAGTCCGTACAGACTCCCGAAAAGACTGAGTCTTGGCAACCAATCGGTCATGCGTTCCTTGTTGATCGTGTGCAAAACCAAATCCAAGACAATGGTTGGGAAATTGTTGACACTTACCATTCTCTTCACCGATTCGGTCAGCGTTACTTCGGTCTCTTCCACATCAAGAACACAGGTTCCGATTCTGATGATCGTGGCACAATTCTCGGTCTTCGCAACTCGCACGACAAATGCTTTCCAGCAGGTTTGTGCATGGGCAATGCTCCATTTGTTTGCTCCAACCTTATCTTCACTAACGAAGTGACTCTTGCAAGACGGCACACAAAAAACATTTTGACTGACTTGTCTCAAGTTATCGCTCGCACTCTCGGCAAGATGACTGAGACATGGGCAAGCGATGAGAAACGCATCGAAGCATACAAGGAGTATGAACTTGGCAACGAGCAAGCTCATGACCTTGTTATCCGTGCATACCAAAATGGTGCGATCAGCAAGGGCAAAATCGCTGATGTAGTTGAGCAATGGCACAAACCCGAACATGATGACTTTTCTGCTCGGAATATGCACTCATTGTATAACGGCTTTACTCATGTCCTTAAAGGTGGAGTTCATGCCTTACCAAATCGTTCTCTCGCATTGCATGGTGTTCTTGACTCCGAAGTCGCACTTGTAAAGTAATCATTCTTAATCAAAAACCAAAACACAAACCTAACAAAAATTAAAATTATGAAAAATCAAGCAAAACTCAAAAATGTAGTTGATAGTCTCAAAGGTCGTTTCGTTTCTCTTCTTGTCAAGCAAGGTGAGCAACGCAAGGTCTTCTCTGCTAAAGTCAATAGCGTGACTTCTCGTCATGTTATGTTTTCGGACATGAATGGAGCAAATCGTCGAGTTAATCGTCGCCATGTTCTTCGTGCGACTTGTGCTAACAAATCTTTTAAGAGGTCAGTTGGTTAATCGCAAGCTCGGAAACGAGTAGGCTCAAGCCTCCCTTCGGGGAGGCTTTTTTGCATCTTGAATTATTGTTTCGTAAGTCGTTGCAGGCCAGGCAGTTATGGAAAACGGGCCTAGGCTTTTTTTCGTAAGTTTTGCGTATCAACGACATCCGCAACAAAACTTTTTTTACTTTTTTTGCATTTAGGGGTTGACTTCGCACCTTATTCTGTCATAATGGAATACATGATTAAGACAACACTTCTCACATCAGGTAATCAAAAAATTCTCAAAGGCGAGAAATTAGGTTACATAACGAAAGGCATTCACTTTGCCCCAGCAAGTCTTTCAGGCTTCGAAGTTTGCCGTTGGCGTTCTAAAGGTTGCACGGCATCTTGCCTCAATACGGCAGGTCGTGGGCAAATGAATTCTATTCAAGAATCTCGTGTCGCCAAGACAAAGTTGTTCTTCAATCATCAATTAGACTTTCTTGCCAAGCTATCGAAAGAAATTTCTAATTCAATTAAGAGTGCAACAAAGAAAGGAATGAAGTCAGTCTTTCGACTTAATCTCACAAGCGATGTTATGTGGGAATCTGTTTTCTTTAACGAAGATCAGCCAAAGTCAATCTTTGATAAATTTTCGGATGTTCAGTTTTATGATTATACGAAATCATTTAAAAGAATGTGTTCTTTTCTCGACAAGCCTTTTATTAAGGGCGAGGCAAAGTTTCCCTCTAATTACCACTTGACTTTTAGTCGCTCGGAAACAAACGATACAAAATGCGAGATGGTTCTTTCAATGGGTGGCAATGTTGCCGTTGTATTTCGCAATCAATTACCTAAAACATGGAAAGGTTTTGAGGTTGTCAATGGTGATGATAATGACCTTCGCTTTCTTGACAAGCAAGGTGTTGTTGTTGGTCTTATCGAAAAAGGCATGGCAAAGAAGGATAGTCAACGGGATTTGTTCAAGGAAGGGATAAATTCATGAGTGAAACATATTACGATTCAGCCGAAGATTTAATGATTAGCCAAACAAGAGCGTTTGAGGAACTCTCAAAACATGGTTGCCAAGATATTCATCAATTTATTTTGGACATGGGCGACAAAGAAGAGTATAATGCACAAAAAGTATTGGAATGGTTAGGATATTAAAATGATTAAAGCATTATTATTTACATCAATTTTATTAACCTTTAGTGCATATATTTTATTATGTATTTATGCAGATGTCATAAACTGTTGGTTATAAACTAGTTAGGGCAAAAAGCCCTGGGCGATTTCGCGCAAGTCATTGAGCGATCAAGAGCTTTACAACTATTTTCATTTTTTTTGCATTTAGGGGTTGACTTAGTTTGAGATTCTGACATACTAATACTTACCAACACGATCAAACTAATCTGCAAATTAGTGGTGATTAAGAGAGGTGCGGATTGCAGTCCTAATTATACTCTTGTGGGTTCGACTCCCTCCGTGTTTGGTATCATTTTATTATTCACTAAAAAAACGCTTGACTTCACAAAAAATTCTGTCATACTATTAATTATGAAAGCGAAAAAGATAAAGATCAGACAATCAAATCCTTTTCACTAAAGCTCGACCTTTCAAGATGAAAAACAAAATTCTTGATAGGAAACTAAAACACAAAACCAAATTGACTTATGTATCTTAACGACCCAAACCACTTGCAAGTCCAAGATGTTGACTCGCTCGAAGCAAACGAATTAGTTATGGCATTCATCCATGACAACATGATCGAGCCGATGACCGACAAGAATATGCTTGACAACGATCAACTTTCAATGTTAAATGTAGTTGGTAGTGCGTTAAAGTGCATTGCTCAAAAAGCTCACGCTTATGAAACTCTCACTGAATCGCAAGACTCATCTCTTTATCTCAACTAAATGAACAAAGAAAAACATTTAATTACCAAAAGCAAAGACGGATGCGTTGTCCTTATTAAAGCAGAGAAGAAGACTGAACAGACCGATGTCTTTATCTCGCAAGCAACATTCGAGAAGAACATCGCAAGTAAAACATTCGTAAAACACGCAACACTCACACACAACAATAATCCAATATATATCTACCATGAAGACCTTTGATGACTTAAATTTTAACCCTCACCCAAGTGCGAAAGATTTGGGCATTCAAGCAAGTATAACTTTCGATAATGGTTACGCTATTAGCGTTGTATCCAATGTGGATGGAGGAATGCTTCTACGGCAATCACCCCAACACTTACGAAGTCGCAATTTTCAATCAGCGTGGAGATTTTGTTCCATTACAATCCTGTGACGATGTTCTTGGTTGGCAAGATAGAATGCAAGTTTCCAAGCTAATGAGTCAATTCCAACAAGATGGAGTTCAACACGAAAAACTTTTGCATTCAATTAGGCAAGATTTTAATGACGAACTAGACGCAAAACACAAAGAAAGAGTAAGTCATGATTAGTTACCAAATACTTAAAAACGGAGAGCCTGCCGGAATCATTGGCACACTCGATTATATTGTCAACGCCATTCGCAACCTCGAATCAAATCTTGATCGAGTAACTGAACATTCACCTTATACAATTGCATTGGTCAAACGAACGGCAAGAATGTAAACATCAAATACAATTCTGTACAGCAAATACCAAATATTCAAATACCAAATATTTAATTAACAAATACAAATACATAAATAATGATTTGAACTAAGAAATCCGAATGTGTTGAGTATCAACGACTTGCGAAAAAAGCCTAGGGCGGTTTTCCCTAAGTGGTTAATGTTCAACGAGTTACAAGAAAACGCCTTGGGCGGTTTTCCCTAAGCCATTGATGTTCAACAACTTAGAGAAAACTGAACTTTTTTATTTTCCTACAAGGACATCGTGCAATTAAAAAGCACAATCTGTTAAGCCTCTAAAGATTCCAATTAACGATGCGATTATCATAATTGTTAACATATCCACTAGGACATTGACCTTTCCAATTCTTGGATTTTATTATCAATGTCTATTTGCACGGCTTGAATTTGGCTTGCTTTTTCTTGCTTGCCGAGACTCAAGGCTTTAACTCTTTGAATTGTTAGAGCCTGAAGTGTGCTGATTAGTGTTTCGATTTTTTCTATTATTGCTTTATTCATGCTTGTATTATACCATATTAAGGGCGACTTGTCGAGATCAATCTTCAAAGATTGCTCGCATGGATGGACTGACTGAATCCATATCGTGGAGATTTTCGTCATTGTCAAAGTCGTCATCCTCGTCAGCTTTATCTTCTGAAGAAGCGAATTCTGAGACTTGGTCTTGGACTTCTTCTTTTGAGACTTGAAGAAGTCCATGCTCTACAACTAACTCTTCAGCCATAATTTCGGCTTTCATGTCTTGTATAAAGTTAGAAACATCCTTTGAGATGGGAGCATCTTTTGCGTTTTCGATTGCTTGGCGAATGAGATCAATGTTATTCATATTTCAGTATTATGGATTAATTATGTGAGTTTGTCAAACTTATTTTGCAAAAAGTGGGTGAATTTTTACATCCTCAAATCGGATGCCAACCTTGCGATTGGTTCTGTATGGGCGAACCATTGCGATAATTCCAAGCGTGTCGTGCTTGGTAGCTTGAATAAATTGAAAGACTTTATTATCTCGTGAGATGAGAACATCGCCTTTTTTGAATTTAATTTTCTTAATCATATGTATTTAATTTAATCTATTTTTTCGTAAATTGCAAGCACAAAGTGAATTATTTTTGTAATTCTTTGAATATTTTTCTAAGCTCTTGAACCTTTTCAAGAAGTCCTTTGGTGGTCATTTCTTCGCTCAAGGTTCTGTCGGAATCCTTTTTCTCTGTTTGCATATAATGAAGAAAGTCTATTGCTCCCTCCATTTGTGCAAGCTTAGTTCCGAAGTCTATTTCTTTTATTAGTGTTTCTTTTGTCTTAATCATATACAAGTAATCTAATCTATTTTTTAGTGAATTGCAAGCTTTTTCTCACTTACCTTTCAACTATGTTTTTGCACAATTCGACTGCGATTTTCTTGCGAAGTTGGCACGGAATCTGTATCGATTTTGTTGTAAGTCGTTGCCGCTCAACGAGTTACGGAAAACTCCGGAGGGCGGTTTGCCCTAAGTCGTTGGTTACTAACACTTTACGCTAGTCAACCAAGATTAACGGGTCAGGCAGTGGAGTGCTAGCAATGTACGCCTCTAACTCGCTAACCTCTGCTTGTGCGATTCTGTCAAGATCTGCTTGGGCTGCTATTATGCACATTCTAGCCGATGAAGAGCCATTTTTTGCGTCTTCAAGATTTTCGTCAATTATTTTTTGGAGTCTTTGTTTTTCTGTCATAAGTATAATCTAATCTATTTTTTTGTTTCTGTCAAGCATAAATGCGAATTATTTTAAGAAATGATTAAATGCACTTTCGAGTTTGCCTTTATTAAGATTTTCTTTTCTGTCACGAGGTACGAAGTTTGACCAATGATTTCCTCCTCCACTTTGTCGCTCTTGTATGTGATCAATGTTCCAAGCGTTGTCTACATTTTTATTTGTCCAATTAGACCAAGACTTGCCGTCTTCGAGTTGAACATCTAAGAATATTCTGAATTGATCGAGCGAGCATCCAAGACTCTTTTTTCTTACTCCAAGATTTGAAATTGATTTAAGAAAGCAGTGTCTTTCTTGTGATTCTGTCAACATTTCCACTTTTGGGTCGTGAGCAATTTTGTTTCTTATTTTTTTGTATTTTTCTTTGATGTTTGCAATCTCTTTCTTTTTTGCTTCGATCATCTTTTGCAATTTTTCGATTCCCTCAAGCTCTGATTGGATTTGAATTTGTTCTGAAATTTTCAGCATATCTCCGAGATCGAGATCTGTTCGGTTACTCTTTACAGAGTTTTTTCCATGATGTTTATTCCAAGCTTCAGATATTTTAATTTTCATATTTTTTATTTTTAGCAATTAACTTTATAGTATTTTATATTATAGTAATTTTATTTTGTGTCAAGCTTTTCTTTACTCACATCTGAAAAAAGATCAATTTTCTTTTCTGTCATAGATTTGTACATAAAGAAGAAAGCAGGAATAAAAGTTAAAAGAAGCAAGATGTCGTAATTCATAATTTATTTTTGTTATATTAATTTAATGTTATATATACAATGTATCAGAAAATGGAGCAAAGTCAAGAGGTTTTTTCACTTACCTTTCGACTATTTTATTGCACGATTTGGCTGCGATTTTCTTGGAAGATTGGCACGGAATCTGTATCGATTTTGTTGTAAGTCGTTGCCGCTCAACGAGTTACGGAAAACTCCGGAGGGCGGTTTGCCCTAAGTCGTTGATACTTAGCGACTTGGGGAAAACTGCAGTTTTGTTTACTTACTCGAGAGAATAGGTGACTTGTACTTTACGCTTAAACGATTAGCTATTTCAATAGCTTGTGCATGAGTTCTTGCTCCGTCAATTAGCTTGCCATTAAAGGCGACATTAAACCAATTTGAGAAATTCGGATTTCTGAATACGTTTATCATTTTATTATTAAAGCAAATTTTTGCGATAGAGTCAAGAGTTTTTTTCTGTTATTCTGTTGATGTACCACATAGCATTATCGCCTTCTTTGCCCACAAGACCACGCTTGAATTGAACTTTGGTTTGAAGCGTATTCATGAGAGCCTTAACTTTTCTTCTTACTTCGTGCTTGTCTTCAGCTTCGATTTCAAAGATGTTATTTGTCATGTGCGTATCAATGAACGAATTTGTGTTCGTATTCCACAAAGGAAGCTTTTGTCTTCCCTCTATAGAAGAAACATGAACATTTGCGATGAATTTTTTATTCTTTAACATTTTACTATACTAATGAGTTTATTTTGGCAAGTCAAGCTTTATTATTGAAAAACAACATTAAAACGAAACTGATTAAGGCCTTCGTCTCGCATGATCTTATCAAGATGCGATTGACTTGATGCAGTCCTTACTCGTGGGCGATCATTGCCATCTGAGTCGATACCTTGATCGAAGATTTTTACTGACCAATGAGTTGACCACTCTTTGATTCTTACTTGTATTTTATTTTTAATCATATCTTAATCTAATGTATTTATTTGTAAAAGTCGAGCTTTATTTTTATTTATTTAAGCGTTACGCTCCATTGACTTGAAGCCGACACGCTCTTCGAATTCAATCATTTCGGTGTTGTGCAAATGAGTCTTCCACCCCTTGAGATCCTTCTCAAGTTGAGCGATCTCTTGCGAGTCGGTAGCGTTTCGGAGATTTCTTTCAGTCTCGCTGATTCGGAATTTTATTAATGTTGAGTTCATAATTTTTATTGTTATTATTTAATTTATCTTATACCTAAAGGTAACACAGTTGGGGCGTAATTGCAAACTTTATTTTGTTTTATTTTGCTTTATTTGTTGAAAAGCTTTTCTTGCTTTTTGTACTGCGTTCAATGCGTCAAGGATAGTCATGCCTTGAGTGATCGAACCTTGCCAATCGGCATGAATTTGATTCTCGTGCCAAGTGGTTCAAGTTGCCTTCAGCTTCAGCCAATGCCAAGCCAAGATCGAGATCCAAATTTAATTCTTGTTTTATTTCTTCAACTTTATTATTCTTAATCATATATACAATGTATCAGACAAAACGGCAAAAGTCAAGCTATTATTTTGATTTATTTTAACTTTTTTTTCATTTTGTTGTAAGTTGTTGGTATTCAACGAGTTACGCAAAAACGGCTAGGGCGGTTTGCCCTAAGTCGTTGATCTTGTGCTACTTAGAACACAAGAGGATCGGGCAATGAATTAGGCGATGCGAACCAATCGGATGAGTCAATTACTTGCCCGTTTAGTATAGGCTCGAATTTGAATTGGCAAACATCTGCATTCGCTATGCCGTTGACGCGTTCGCGTGTGGTGGGTGTGTTCCATCCTGCAAGCGACCATCTAACCAAGCCGTCAGCGTCACGCTTGACAATCGCGTTGCCATGTAACCAAACGGTGTTGCCGTCTGTGGTGGTGTTGCCAACTGTCTTAGCTTCGCCGCGTTCAAATGCTTGTTTAATTTGTTGTGTTACTTTTCGCATGATTCTTTTATTGCTGTTATGATTCCTATTATGAATGAGATTATTATTATGTCAAGCATTATTTCAAGCCGTCTCTTAATTCAGCTTAACTCTTTTGTTACCTTGGCAAATTCTTTGCGAGCTTGTTGTAATGCGTTTAATGCGTCGGCACGGCTTCACCTTGCGTAAAGGTTGCCATGTTAGCAGATTCAGCAAGAAACTTTAAATTGCCTTCGGCTTTGGACATTGCAAGCGAGCATTCGAGAGTTGGATATCTTTTTATTGTTTTAATTGTTTCTGTCATAGTATAGAGAGTAAAGAGTTTTTATTGAATGTGTCAAGCTTTAAGCGAATTCAGAAATGCCGATTGCTTCGATTCTGAAATCGTTAAGGGTTTCGAGGTACGCTTCGCGTTCTTCGTATTCTTCAGACCCTTCCTCAAGATCCATTAATGACAACCGAGCGAGAGTAAATTCTTCGTTCAACTCTTCAAGTGTAAGAGCATGAAGGATCATGTCGGCGTTAGGGTTGGATGCGAATTGTGGTTTTGATAATTTCATATTTTTTATTGTTTAACTTACTATATATACAATCTAACATATTCTGACCAAAACGCAAGAAAAAAGTGAAAAAAGATTAAACTATTTTATTGCACTATACCCCCCCCCCACCGGCTGACCCTACCCATTAAATGGATTAATTTTTCAATTGAATTGTGCAATACCGGCGGGGGGTGCCTTTTTTCAATATGAATTTCATATTATAAATTATAATATATATGTTCGATCCGAAAAAAATCGGCGGCCCTTTCTAAAATAACCTATTTATAATTATTAAATACCCAGTCCGCCTTTTAAAAAAACTTAAAAAAGGTGTACTTTATTATACAATAATATATATCATGCCTCGACGCAAGAAAAAACCAGAAATCGTGAATGAAGACGAAATCGAAAAAATTCGTAAATCATTAACAAAGATAAACATCAAGTTAAAGAAAATAAATTTAACTGAAAAACAAAACCAATTATTAAAAATAATATTTGACAGTGAATCAAAGTATAATATTTATAAGTGGGCCCGCCGGAACGAGTAAAACGTATGTCGCGATTTACGGCGCATTACAATTATACAATATGAAAAATGAGCGCGGCATTACATATGTTCGCACGATTGCTGAAAGTGGCGAAAAAAGTCTTGGCGCATTACCCGGAGAAATGGCCGAGAAGATTAATCCATATATGATGCCAATGAATGAAAAGCTCGACGAGTTATTGATTCCTGGGCAAGCAAGTATTGTCAAAGAGAAAGACATTGTTAAAGGTATGCCTGTCAATTATTTGCGCGGAGCTAGTTGGCGTGATGAGATAGTAATCGCGGATGAATCTCAAAATTTCACATTCAAAGAATTGACAACATTAATGACTCGACTTGGCGAGGGCAGCAAATTGATCATTTGCGGTGATCCTATGCAGAGCGACATTAATGGCAAAAGTGGATTTGCAGATATGTATCGATTATTTAATGACGAAGAAAGTAAAGAAAAAGGAATACATACTTTTCATTTGGCGCAGAAGATATCATGCGAAGTGAAATACTAAAATTTGTAATAACAAAAATCCAAAGCATAAAAATGAACGAAGAAACATATTTACCAAAAATAGAAGTTAATGAAGAATTAACTAGCCTAAGTCAAAGAATTGACTGGGGATTAACTCAATCAAACGTCCCAGAAACCTGGAAAATAACTCAAGGAGAAGGAATCACTGTTCTTGTGATTGATACCGGAATGGTTGAACACCCAGACGTCGGAGATAATGCAATTCCTGGAGAAAACTTCATTCCAAATGAACCTATCGAGGATGAAAACGGGCATCAAACTCACTGCGTCGGAATTATTTGCGCAAAAAACAATGGAATTGGGATGGTTGGCGTTGCTCCAAAAGCGAAAGCTATTTGCGTTAAAGCTTTATCTAAATCTGGCGGAGGAAGTTATAGCGGTCTCGCGGCCGCTCTTGATTATGCTATAAAAATTAAACCTGATATTGTATCAATGAGCTTAGGAGGCGGTTCGCCATCCGCAGTTTTGCACGCAAAAATAAAAGAGTTATATAAAATGAATATACCTGTCATATGCGCTGCCGGAAATACTGGTGAAGGTGGAGTTAATTGGCCCGCCGCATTTGACGAAACAATCGCGGTTGCTGCTCACGATAAATTTGGAAAAGATTGCAAACTTCTCTTCTCGCGGAGAAAAGGTCGAATGGGCAGCTCCTGGAGTAGGATATATATAGTACATATTTAAATAATATCATATGCGAAGCTCTGAACGGAACAAGTCCATGGCTTGTCCATTTTTAGTTGGAGTAATGTAGCATTAATGATATCAAAGCATAAAAAACAAGAAAAAACAGAAAATAAAAATGACTGCAAAACTGTAGAACAAATAAGAGAACATTTATTAAAGTATACAAAAGACAAAGGACGAGATTGGTCGCGATACACGACTGGGGTTATGGAGTTATTGATGTTGAAAAATTGATTGGTCAACCTGAGCCCAAGCCTGAGCCCAAACCCGAACCCAAACCAGAACCCGAGCCCAAACATTGGAGCGATGGAAAGAAAATCCCTATCATCACGACTGCAGTAGTTGTGATTGCAGCTCTTTGCGCCTGGTTGTTCTCGAAAGAAGAAGTCCCTTTTGACTTTGACGAAAAGTATCAACAAGAAATAAAGTCTCTCGAGAAATAAAGTGTATTATTACTCCAAATGGCTACATATAGTTATACTGTAACAGCTTCTGGCAACGACCACTACCTTTGGAGCGGTCACGGATTAGTTGATGCTCCAGATCCGAATTTAAGCTTTCAAGATGGAGACGTAATAACCATTACGAATGTTAGCGGTGGGCACATTATGCGCCTTATTCCTGACAACGATCCATCGGGATCAGTTGATGCGAGCTCAGGAAACAACGGAACTACATTTTTATTTTTTGATCCAATGCTTGAAGGCTCTTATACTTATGTATGCACGAGCCACCCCTCAATGACTGGATCGATCACTGTTTCTGGAAAATATACAGGACAAGGCTCGACTCACAGATATTTGGTAGAAATAGATTCCTCTCAGGATAAATATCTCTGGTATGATGGGCTAGAAGTTATTGATGGAACAATTCGCTCTGTAAACACTGAGCCTAATTTTCTGGGAGACGCCCCAAGTATAAATATTCCCGTCGGTGACACACTGCAGATTTTTGAATATCGAAGCGTAGCTTCTTTTAGCCAGTTAGAGCTTTCTGCGACGCCCACAATAAAAAACATAAAAAGAGCTTATCGAGTAATACTAAATCGTGAATTTGATGTTCCTGGGCTGAATCATTATTATGGAAATTCGAATTTTCCCACTCTTTTTGATGTGGTCGTGGACATGGGAGGCTCTCGAGAATATCTTGGCAAGACAGTGCCCTCTTTTATTCCCAACAGACTTTATTATCATTTGATGCGAATCAGTTTGTTGTCTGGAGTTGATGTCGCAAGAATGGATGATTGGGAATCTTACGTTAGATCCAGAGAAGACCTTTTGAACTCTTGGGACCCAGTTAATGGAGGAACCCTTTCTGATTTTGGTAAAAATCACGCGGAATCAGAGGGATCATATAAGGCTTACCCTTTACTCTCTCATACTTTTCAGGAAATTCAGTCTATAACTTACCGCCCAATACATGGTAATTTTGATCAGGGCGAAAACATAATTTCTGTTTTTAATAGAAAGCCTCTGAGTTTAGCTTCTAGAAAAGTTTCTATTGAGAATGTTAGATCCAAAATAAATGATATAATAAATAGCGGAGATAAGTCTGTGTCGATAGGCGACGAACCTCAAGATCCAAGATCTGGTGATATTTGGTTCAACGGGTCGTCTTTAATGATTTATCTTGGCCTCGACTTAATTACCGAAGATGGCCAAAACTCATTCGTTACCGAAGAGGGTTTGATGAATTTAGATTTGGAGCGCATAAGTCCTTGGTTTGAAATTGGCGGAAATAGTCAATATACCACTAGCAACGAAAGTGAAAATATAGGTGGCGCTACCGGTGGTAATATATATAAAAGGTGGAGTACTGATGCTAGTTATCGGGGTGGAGCTATAGTTCTTGACGATCAATATCATGGATCTTGTTGGTATGAGCAAAGCGACATTCACTCAATAATCGCTACAGATATAAATACTGGACAGCATTTAGGGCAAATAGGTCCTCCAGGCAGAGGCTATTACATGCCCAATCCGAGTCTCACGAATGGCGGCGATTGGGGCGTAAGTGGTTCCTCAACAAGCTATCCATTTAATGATTTACACGCCGCATGGATAACGCCCGAAATATTTAATGTAACAAACAGTAATGGAACGCATAAAGATTTATCCTCAAGTGTTGACGTGTTATGGATTGGGGGTGACGGCGGAAACAACTATGGATACCTTCAAACTTTCAACCGAGCAACCAAGGCAAGCGCCTGGCAAACCCTTGGAGAAATTGGCGGCAATGACGTTTTTGATTTAGTTGCAACAATTCCAACGGACAATGCATGGCCAGATTTGATACTTGCAGAATATTATAGTTATGGAGGTACTGATGGTTATACTAATGGAATTAAGCTAAAGAAGCTTACTTTTGATAGCCAAAACAATCGCTACAATGGGACACATAGTACGACTACGAATTGTTATTTAAATCTCAACGCTACCAGCAAAAATTCTAGTATCGCGTTGAACTTTAGGGAAAGTCTTGGCGCGGGAAATGATTCGTTCTCAGGGTCTAACAGGACAGCTGATCACACAGATCAAGTCAGATCATTTGGGCAAATAATGGGCTTAAACCAATGGAACGGACACCTTTATGTAAATTTAATGCAAAGAGCAAATGGCATTGCCATATTTAAATTGAGCGACTCTCTGACTGGTGCTACATGGGCAGAAAAATTATTTAATGCTGGCGGATCGGCTGCTGGACAAGATGGATCAATGAGTGATATTACATATCACGGAACATATGCTTATCCGGCCATAGGATACTCGCAGGGACCGCAGACGGCAGCTAAAAAAAGAATAATTTGGGACTTTGATAACAAGAGGGCCAATGGAGTGTCTATTGTGAATGGAGACGTTTCTGATGACAGCGGATGGTCGCAAAAGGGCGGATTTGAGATAGTCCCCTGGCAAGACAATTGGGCAAGATAAACGAAATTGATTACTCATAAATGTCTAGCAATTAAAATTAATTTCAAATATATAATAAAGTGTAACAATAATCATGGGAACAAAAATATCAGATCTAAATTCAAACTCGAGCCCTGATCGGGATTCAGAGATCGTAGTTGCTCATAATGGGCAAAATGCAAAAGTAAAATTATCAGATCTATCTGATGTCGTAGCTCCAGTGCAATTGGGCGGAGGATTAAGGAAAAGTTCGGAAGGAGATTTAAGGCTCTCCTCGGAGTCGTCTTTTATTCTCTTGATTGTAAAAGATGGATCAGGAGGACGATGGAATACACAAGACATGACATACACTCCTGGCGCTCTGAACGCAGATTGGAATGTCGCAGATATAAAATTTCATAATTTGTATCATGCTATGACTTTTGCACAAAACAATTTTTCAGCAGGTACGCTTGTTAAAATAGTTTTAGAAACAGATGTTACTGAGACAAGGGCTTGGAGCACCAATCATTATGATATGCGAACTTTTTCTTGCGAGATTTTCGTTTCTGGAAATTATTATTATGGAACATTTGGAATCTTGCACCAAGACGCTCACAATGCCACAAATGTAGGAACAAGAAAAACAGTTACTATATCTGGAGAAAATTCACAAGTCAATAATATGATTTTATGGAACGGCAGTGGATTTTTGACTTTTGAGATGATCAAATTTGATATTCAAGATATCAATCATAATGGATTATGCTTTGGGATCTTTCGTGCAGAGGGAGTTGCACTTAATGCGTTTTGTAGGAGTCAAAATAAAAATTAGCGGTTCAAGCCCACATTCAATTCCTCGAATTTTTGAATCTACAAACGGTGGATCAACGACGATTAGAGTTTCTGCTGGATATGGAACAGGCACAACGATTGCAGATCCGTTACTTCAAGGATTCTCATTAAATGCTGTTGAATTGGATCTTGCAAGTTATGTGGCAGGATTCAATACCGTTTTAGAGGTGCTTGCTGCTGGAAAAATGCGTATACTTGAATATAACGGACACCTTTATGGTTCTACCACATGGACATTCAATGCAAATATTTGTTTTACAACAAGCGCAAGTATAAAACAGTCGATAGTGGTTATCATACAAAGTTCTATCTTTGAGGCCAACGGCCCAATTTTTACAAAAGCTAGTGGAGCAACAGTCACTGCTGCCGCAGCTGCGATTTATCCTAGGCAATACGCATCTCTTTCTATGCCCAACACTAAAGATTTTGGAAACAATGAGACTACGACTACAGGAACCGATTCGACTGCAGGAATTCCTGGAACCTCGTTATATTCTACAGACGCCGTTGCGATTGCTGATTATGTACAAACAGGAACTTTTATTAATGGTTTGTTAACAGCAACCCCTTCAACTAAATAATAATTATGAACGAAAATTTACCGCTTATTTCTCCAAAATTTGAATCAACTAATTATAAATATACTCCGCTGCGTTTTTCGGAAGATGATAATGAATTGATTTGTATTTTCTCTGTATACGAAAATAAAGAAATCAATAAAAATGATGAAGGTTGGGAAAAAGCTTTAGAGTATGTTGCGACTATGCAGCCAAACTCAAAGTTAAACACTAAAGAGTAAAGCATTTTTTCGTGTAATTTATTTTACATGAAATTGATTATAGAATCTTGCTTGAGTGAGCCTCCCAGTGAAATTTCTTGTTTTCGAGATGTTACATTATATGCTCGAACATACAAGTTCGAGGATGTGCTTCTAGAATGCCCGCCAGGCACTCGTAGTATGTATTGGAGCTGGCTCAAAGGGTTTGGCGCGCATGACTTTATAAGCTATCTAATAATAGACACTGAGAGAGAATCTGGATTTACTTTAAAAACTGATAAGTGTGCAGATATTTCGGTCGATAAAATAACTTGCGACAATTTAAATTACATTATAAGTAAATTAAAATAAAAAACCAACGGCAAATGATCACCGTTGGTCTTCATGGAATATAGATTTTTAAAAGTTTATTCTGTTTTTTCGCTTTCTTGGTTCTCTGACTGATTTTTGAGGTCATTAACAAGTCCGTTATAGTCTTCGGCGGGCATTTGCTTGATTGTTTCTTTAGCTTGTGTGACTGCCTGGCTTTGAACCGATTGAATTAATGTACTTAATGGTACAGTGCTGAAAGCTTCTGCCAAATTAGTTTTATCAAGAAATTGATTCGCTATAGCAGCAATAGCCATATCGTAATCTAGTTTTTGCTCATCAGTCAACTCTTTGTTTTCTGTTGATTCGGCGTTTTTCTTTTCAGTTTCTTCTGGATTTTCTAGTGTTGCGTCTGTCATATGTACTATTATATAAAAGTATATAAAAAATTAAACTAAAATATTGATTAGTTTTCGCGGCAATTATATAGCTCTTTTATATATTGGACTTTCTTTTTCTTGAATTACTTGCTGTAATAATATATTTTGAATTATTGCATCATGTTCGAGTTGATCGATATAGTCGTTCTGCGACTGTATTAGCTCTCTCTGCTTCCACATAAACCACCCCATGTAAAATATAACCAATAAAACACTAACCACGCTCAATGAATCTTTCATGTATGTTATATACTAGCTTTTGTTTTTTTGTTTTTCAATAAATACAGCTAAAAATAAAAACAATTAATTTATGATTTGAATATAGTTTAAATATAGTTTGAGTATAAAATATAAAATAAAATATTATAATAATGTGCAGAAGGTATCTGCAAACATCTTTTAAGTATAAAATAGTGTATATAGAATAAATGGCAGACAAGCAAATACATCAACTTCCCACTATTTCAGAAGATGACCCTTTTGAGCCGGGTCGAGACAATTTTGTTGTGCAAAAAAAGAACCAAACCACTAGTCGGGCAACAATAATGGAAATGATAAACGATCCTTCTGTTAATTTGCCTGGTTCAAGAAATTGGAATTGGAATTGGCTTGAAGAGCCTGCAACCATAGTTAATTATCATAAAATTAATTACGGCCTTCCTGCGTTTAGTGAGCAAGTCGATAAAAACCTTGCCGAAGATCAGCTTCCAACGTCTGACGATATAGGATACCCTGCTCTTCAAAATATAGCATTTAGTCAAGATATATCTACTGGCAAGCCAACCAATATTCCTAAAACAGTTAGAAGCTTGATGTGCGTAGCTTTTGTCTCAAATTGTGATCTCTATTTGCACGGACCTCGATCAAAAGCTGTGGTTGCTAGTGAGAGAATAACAAGTTTTGATAGCAAATATCGCTCTGGCTGGAATAGTCGGCCAGTCGAAAGCGTTTTTGTTATAAACAATATTTCTTTTCCTAGAGACAATCAAGAAATGAATGATATAAAATATTCTGCAAAAAATCGTTTATCTTTTCAGCTGAGATTTAGACTAGGAGTTGAAAGTTTTGTTTATCACGGTTCAAGGTCGACCGAGCATAGTTATTTTCGTGACCCGCGAAAACTTGACGGGAGCTCTTTTGATCCTAGTTCCATGAGCTTCATGGCTGGCAATAGAGGAGGCGTGATCGCACAAACTCGAGCTGTATATCAGAACGCTGCAGCAGGACTCTCAGATTTAGCTAACGGCGCTATGAAAATACTTGCGGCGCCATTTACCTACATCAAAGACGGGGCCATTGCGTTTGATAATGCAACAGGAAATCTATTTACCGGAACTGCAGAATATCTAAGAGATCAATATCGGGCTGGCAAAACCGCACTTTATGGCGTACGAGATACTATAATTAACACTGTTGTTCCTGAGAAATGGCAAGAACGCGTTAAGGAATTTTCTATTAGCGAAGCAATAACAGGCGTAGGAAATTACTTGGGAGGATTAGCTGGAGAATATATACCCTTTGTTGGAAAACCTATAGAAGGACTATTATCAACAAGAACCGGAACAGAACTGTCTGAGGACATGCAATTGATGAGCAAACTATTTAACGATGCGTTTTTTCAAATGGAGTATTTTCTTCCTCAAGGTACGAGCCCGGAGGTAAGGCCAGTAACCTCTATTGCTGGGTGGGAGCTTTTTTATATAAAAATACTAGCTTGGAATTAAATGAAAATATCAGATCTTCCAGAAATCACCGATTCTAACGAATTTGATCCAAAAAAAGACCAATTGATTACCGAAATAGATGGATCATGCAGATCAATTACAATGTCGGAAATTACCAAGGTTTTAGATGTTCGCAGAATATCCTCAAACAAAACCGCTTGGGCGTTTATAGAATTAGAGAATTCTGTAAATAGCGACGATTTTGTAGAGATTAAAGATGCAGCAACTGGAGGTGCAGAAACATTTCCGTTGGAAGTTAAAACAAATGAGCAAAAATTAGTCTCTATTAAACTAGCAGGTAACCCAGGAAAAGATCCTCCTGACGGAGCTAGATTGGTAATGTTTATGGCCAAGGCTCAAAATATCGAACTGTCCACAAGATTTAGATCCGAGCAAGTAAATCTTTTTAAAGTAAATAATACCCCAAGCGCTATTTTATTTATGCTTGAAAATATACAAGACGTTACCTTTCCCACCAAGTCTGTAGAATATGACCCTAAATTTCCTACGTTTGGTAGCATGCCTGACACGCTGAACAATGCTTTATCGTCCCAGCAATATTACGCTAATTTGACCCCGATTGCTAGAGCTCAGATTCTTGGCCCAATTATGAGCAATCCCCAATTAAGGCCTAGATTTGATTACGGCTCTCAACAAGATATCAATCTTGATGCTCGTAATTTCGCGACTATCGCGGTCGCTAACAAACAAAACCAGACCGGCTTTTTAGAGTCGATTCGGCCAATAGCTTGGAGTTTTTGACATGAGTGACGATAGAAGCATTTCTGAATTGCCAAGAATTCGTAATTTTATACCCGATCAAGATTTGATCTTATTTAGGCAAAATTCAAGCGAAAAGTTGCATACGATTGCATTCAATAAAATGATGAACGAAGGTAAGGGTTTTAATTATCAAGGAGATGTTTTTGACTGGAAACAATTAACCCCAGCTCTCGATATACCTCAAGGAAAATGGCAAAAGCCCGTGAGATTTTCTGGTGCCGACGGCCAAGAAGAAGAGCCTCAGGAAGGAGATTATTATTATTTCGATGTACGAGTCTCGAATATTCAAAGAAATGAAGGTGAAAAAGATTTAATTCCCGATAACGCAACGTATATATTGTTTACCTGTAGTATCGATTCTCTTGAGATATCTGACCTAAGGGGGTCTGTCTCGATTAGTCCTGAAAATTATACGAAATATGAAGATTATGGATGGACCAAATTTTCAGACTCAAGAAGAAATTTTGTTTTTGAAAATATGCAATATCCAGTTCAAAGAATAATTCCTCTTGATCAAGATAATTGGATGGATTTTATTCCAAGCAGTGTTGATCATAGAAATATGAATAGAAACAATCACGCGAGCTTTAGGTGCCCGATCGCAAAAAAGAATAACCAGCACTTGTCTATATACGCTTGGTCATATTAAGCAATTAATAATTTAATTAGTATTTTTTTTACTTTTTATTCTTTTTATTTCTTCTGGCAATATTCTTGATACTTTGTCTGTTTGATTTTCCATCATTAATTCTGCAGGAGTGGATCCATTCAATTTTGCATTTTCAGTTTTTAACCAACATGTAGACTGATATGAGTTTAAATTTTTACTAAGCATTTCCAGGATAGATTTTTGTGACATATACTATATATTACACATATTTATTTTTTTGTAAAATTATTTTTGTGTATATATTTATATGGGCCCAATATTGAATACTATTATAGGAGCGGGAATAAAATTGGCCTGCAATCTAATAAACGCATGGCTAGAGCAAAAGAGGCAAGATCAGCTAGCTTTAGCCGCGCGAGACGAAAAGATGCTAGAAGCTTTAATTTCTAGTCAGTCGGAAAATGCTAAAGATCCTTTTGTGAAGGTTAGCCGAAGAATACTTTTTATGAGTATCACGTTTACCATGTGTTTCTTGATGATTTATTATGCAATGAATCCTCATATTACATACAATTTAATTGTCCCTAAAGGAGAAGGCACAAAGTGGGGGTTTTTTAGTTGGATATTCGGAGCAAAAGACTGGGAAGTAGTTCAAATGACAGGAGGCTTGATGCTTGCATCGTTTATGGATTTGTGTTTCATGGTTGTTGGATTTTATGCGATTCCCAGTAAGCGTCGATGAGGGGTTGCTGGCTGATAATTTTATTTTTCTTCTCTTGTTCGAGAAAAATCATACAGAAACCAAAAGAAATTGCGAAATTAGATTCTCCTGGCGACGAATCGAATGTACTATCTATAGTGAGCGATCCTCAGAATTATGATCATACTGGGCCGTGGATATGGTTTGGAATGATAATAGGTTTAGTTTTTTTTATTTCGCTCTTTTCTTTAATTTTTAAAAAATGAATAATGGTCTAGATATATTAAGCGTGCTTACTGGTGTAGTTTCTGCCGCAACTGCGGTTATCGGTATGTGGTTAAAAATAAAATATGATGAAAAGAAAAGTAAACAATTTGTTTACGACCCTAATTGCCACAGTAATGTAATTTCTGCCTTAAATTATGTTCTCGATGAAGCTGATGCAGATAGAGTATATATTTTAGAGTTTCATAATGGAGAGCATTATTTTTCCGGAAGAAGTCAGCAAAAATTAAGTTGCACTTATGAGGTTGTTAGCGAAGGAATAAGTTCCGAATGTCAGACTCTTCAAAATATAAGAACTTCTAATTTTCACGGACTTACGCATTCAGTATCTCAAGAAAAAACATTCAAATGCCCTAATCTAGAAGAGTACAATGATGATATCGGGTTCAAGTCTTTTCTGGAGCAAAAAGGCGTGAAAAGTTTTTTTGCGCGACCAGTAAAAACTTTAAACGGAAAAATCTTGGGAGTTCTGTGCTTTGAGTATGTAAAGGAAAATAGAAAGTGGAGCGAGGAAGCAGAAGAGTTCTCGAGAAAGCAAAGCAGAATAATAAGCGGTTATTTGATATAATTTTTTTTTAAGCTATAATATATTATTATGGCTTTTTCTTACTGTCCTCACTGTGGCTTCAAGAACATGTACTCTATCCAGGCTCCAAAATTTTGTGGGGGCTGTGGGCAGGGTTTGAGTATATTATCTGCAGCAAAAACAACCTCAAGCGTTTCGAGGAAAACTTCCACTCCCAATCCCACTCGCAGGGCTAGAAGATCTCCTGAGTTGCCTGACGAGTCTTACGACCCAGATGGAAGCGATGTGTATGAGGTTCCGGCAATATCTAAACTATCGTACAGCGTAGAACAGGATAAAAATAAATTTAACCTAAAAGATCTAATTCCACTTGAAGATCTAGACCCAGAAAAAGTCGCTCCAAAAAAAACCAAAAAAACGTGGACGACCAAAAAAAGCCTGAATTTAAATACGAGGACAAGTCGGACGAAATCGACTTAGAAGTAAGAAAAAGAAAGGGTAAATGGTTCCTTGATTCTCTCGCTTGGTTTGACTTTGAAGATGTTGAGCAAATTATAAAGGCTCACATCCACAAAAAATGGCATCAATGGGACCAATCTAGATCATTGAAGCCTTGGATCAATAAGATTATTACCAATCAAATGAAAAATATATTGCGAAATAATTACAGCAACTTTGTCAGGCCATGTTTAAACTGCCCCTTTAATCAATCATGCGCCACAAAAGACGGAGGAGAAGCTTCTTTATGTGGTTTTACAAAAAGCGGATTACAGGACTCTTCTTGCCCGCTTTATGCAAAATGGGAAAGAACAAAAAAGCCTGCTTACGGAATAAAAATGGCTCTCGCTCTTGAAAATCATTCTTATGAGGTCGGTGCTATGGAAGATCATAACTTCAATATAGTCGAGTCTCAGCAGAAACTAAACAAGCATATGGAGAAAGAACTTTCTAGCAAGCAGTATCAAGTTTACAAGTTGCTTTTTATTGATAATATTGATGAAGAAGAGGTGGCCGAACAAATGGGATATAAAACTAGTGAAAAAGGAAGAAAAGCCGGATACAAACAGATAAAAAATTTAAAGAAAATTTTTAAAGAAAAAGCTCAAGACATTTTGAAAAGAGAAGACATTATCGCCGTTAGGGCTGTACCTCCATGGAGCTAAACGACGAACAGAAAAACGTTATCAGGTCTAACGCAAAGGAAGTCTCTGATTTAACCGAATTAACCAAGTTAGCTTTTCCCGACTCTGATAAAGTTGACGGAAGAAGTAAACAGGGCAGGGCCGTTAGAAAATTTTTATTGAATAACGAGATAGAGTATGAAACAAAACACATCTACCCGAAGGATGATATTATATTAACCCAGGAACAAAAAGACTTTGTAGATCAATCTGTCTCAGATGGTATGACCTGCGCTCAAGCCGCAGCAGTTCTTTTCCCAGAGGTCCGAGTAACACATACTTCAAAAGAATATCAAGCTGTATTTGAATACGTTGATAAAAATGATGAAATAAAGACTCCCGCATCTGAGGACGCAATAAATAAAAGATACTCACCTCCGAAGGCTTCTAGCAAAATAATAAAAAAGATAAATGACTATGCCCAGACAAGTATAAACGAAGAAAAACTCACCATGTCAGAGAGAAAAGGTATCGAATCCTTGGGTGGTTTTTTAGCGTCTCCTAGATTTATTCAGGTAATCAACACTTACGATAGTCAGGCGGACAGAGACTTATTTGAGGCGGAGTTTGTTAGGGCTACCTGGGATAAACCTGATTTGACAAGCGACGAAATCAATTTATATATCAATGTGTGTATGGATTACATTCATTTAAAAAACATTCAAAGCGCAATTAACAAGTTAAATAGAATGTTCGATGAAGCGGAAGACCAGCAGGATTTAACTGTAAGATTAGCAGAATTGCTTAAAACTAAAAGCGAAGAATACAATCAGTGCGAAAAAAGAATGGAGTCATTGATTCAAAAACTTCAGGGAGACCGATCAAAAAGAATATCCAGTAAGCACCAGCAAAATGCAAGCTTGTTGTCGCTTGTTCAACTATTTCAGGAAGAAGAAGAACGAGAGGTTATGATAAAAATCGCGAGATTGCAAAGAGAGGCGGCAAAAGAAGAAGCTGGAAGGCTCGAATCGATGCCTGACTGGAAAGCTAGGGTTTTGGGAATTTCTAAAGAAGATGTCATTTAATGTTTGCAAGATATGTTCGCTGGAATTTGAAAGCGAAAAAAAACTTCATATGCACTTGAGGTCTCACAAGGTTACTCTCGCAGAATATTACATAAAGTACTATCCGCGTCATAATCTATATACAGGAGATTTGTTGCCATTTAAAAACAAAGAACAATACTTTGGGCGAGATTTTTCAAACAGGAATCAGCTATTAAAATGGTGTGACGCGCAATCAGATGAAACTGTTAGGGAATATATATTAAAAATGCTCAAGCATAGGGTTGAAAATAAAGATTTAAAGTTCGGGCCTTCTCATATAGAACTAGAGGTAAATGAAATGCCCACCATAGAACTGTACCAAAAACATTTTGGCTCTTATAAAATTTTTATAGACACACGTGAGCAGCAACCTTTAAGTTTTCCAAATTCAGAATCTATGAAATTAGAGTTTGGGGATTATGCTGTAGGGGGAGATGATTACGATTATACTTATGTGGATAGAAAGGGAGAGCAAGACTTTAAGTCAACGCTCAGTAAAAACAATCTTGAGCGATTTGAGTATGAATTACAAAGAACAAAAGATTTTGATAGTTATTATATTGTGGTCGAAAGTGACTTAAGGCAGCATAGAATTAAATAACGAGGGGGGCTCATAAATCTAATTTAAAATATATTTATCATAACATGCGAGTCTCTAAGTCATCAATTTTTGGGTCACTGTCAATTCATATTTACAGGAAGTAGAAAAAAATCTGAAGAGATTATCCCTAAGCTATTAACTCGGCAAAAACTTTGGAATGTTGACTTGCAATACTATATAGATAGGGGGATAATATAATGGCTTGGGAAATTGGAAATCAAAAATCAAGAAGTGAGGATCAGGACTTCAATAAAAAACTTTTCGAGATGAAAGGGTTATTTAGAAGAAAAGGAAGCTAAAATTTTACTGTATAAATTTTTGAGAGAGAATATAACTTTTACTGACAGATTTAGTTTCTGGGGTTAAGCTTTTTCCTTTTCAGCATATGGCTATCAAGGCTATGTTTGAAACTGATTATTTTATGGGGGTTTGGAGTCGAGGGATGAGTAAATCGTTCACAACTGCAATCTATGCATATCTTAGACGCAATAATGAATCAAGGTGTTGAAATCGGCATACTCTCGAAATCTTTTCGTCAGGCAAAGATGATATTTAAAAAAATTGAAGATATAGCCTCTAAGCCTGAGGCTATGTATCTTTCTCAATGCATAACGCATAAATCAAAAAGTAACGATGAGTGGTTGCTTGAAATTGGGAGTAGCAGAATTCGGGCTTTACCCCTTGGAGATGGAGAAAAGCTTCGAGGATTTAGGTTTCATAGAATTATTATTGACGAGTTTGCTCTTATGCCAGAAAGAATTTATAATGAAGTTATAATACCGTTCTTGAGTGTCGTGGAAAATCCAACCCAAAGAGAGGATTTATACAATGTTGAAACAAACTTATTAGACAGGGAAAACTACAAGGAAAGTGATCGACATGTTTGGCCTAACAATAAACTTATAGCTCTTTCTTCTGCGAGTTATAAGTTTGAATATATGTACAAAGCTTACGAGCAATTTGAAGATCTTGATTCAAGTTGGGGGAAAAAGGAATCAGATGCCCACAGGACCATTATGCAGTTTAGTTATGACTGCGCTCCTAGACAGCTTTACGATCAAAATTTAATTAATCAGGCGAAATCAACAATGAGTCAAAGTCAATTTGATCGAGAGTTTGGGGCTATTTTTACTGACGATAGTCGGGTTATTTCAAGACTTCTAAAATGGCTGCATGTACACTCAAAGACGGAGAGAGCCATCTACAGAAATTGAGTCGCGAAAGCCCGGAGATTGGGCAAATATATTTTAGCTTTCGATCCAAGTTGGGCCGAAAGTGAAAGCAGCGATGACTTTGCGATGATGGTTATAAAATTAAACGAAGAAAAGAAAGATTGGGGTACTGTCGTGCATAGCTACGCTTTAGCTGGAGCAAATTTAAAGCAACATATTTATTATTTTTATTATTTATTAAATCATTTTAATATTGTATCTATTGTTGGAGATTATAATGGAGGAGTTCAGTTTATGAATGCTTGCTAATGAAAGTAGTTTATTTAAGAAAAACAAAATTAAATATAAAATTTTTAAATACAAACTTTGATGATGTAGAAAATTATCAAGCAAAAGCTAATAGAAGGTAAGCGCGAATATAATTTAGAAAATAAAACAATTTGTTATTTGCGAAAGCCTACTAGTCAATGGATTCGCAGGGCCAACGAACTTCTTCAATCTAATTTTGATCACAGAAGAATATTGTTTGGCTCCAGAGCGATCGATGACTGCTTACAACGAGCAGAGAAGAAAAAAAATCCCAATAGATAAAATCGAATTCCTCAAAACATCTCAATCTCAGAGCGCAGAACAACTCTGCAAAAATGATTGACTTTGTTGAGCATCAATTTGATATGATGAATTTAGTAAAAACGCAATGTTCGCTGATGCAAATAACAACCTCCTCTTCAGGGGAACTCAAAGTTTTGATCTTGCCATCCAAGCTTAAAGGCAAACTGGACCAGAAAAAGCTAGAAAAGACAGTTATTCTGCGTTGGTGCTTGGAAATTGGATGATTAAGCTTTATTATGATATGATGGATTCTAAAATAGAAAATGTATCTGCAACCTTTACTCCCATGTTTATAAAGTGAGTGTATTTAACTGAAATGTCTTTACCTTATAAATACACAACGCAAGTTTTGATAATGTTATTTGCGCTTCAAGCCAAATGCAAGAATCGCAAATTAGTGAAGCTTCTATTAGAATCTCTGCGACCTTTAATTCCCTCTGAAATAAATTTGGATAAAAATATAGACCTTCTTGCTGTAGCATTTAACGCTGCAGTTGTAAATAAATTCAATAAAAACGGAGACGGTATAGATAGCGAAACAGCTGTAGCCGTAAAAGATTATTTTGTACATAAGCCCACAAACATCGAGCATGATCGAGATAGGATAGTTGGGCATATTGTCTCTGCTGGATTTTCTGAGTATGATCAATACTCCGAATTAATGAGTGACGATGCAGCTTTGATAAAAGATGAGCCTTTTAATATAGCTCTTGCCGCAGTTGTTTACAAAACCGCAAGCAAAGAGTTTGCGACTTAGTTCTTAAGCTCCACAGATAAAGAGAGCGATTTTTTTCAAACTGTTTCTGCGAGTTGGGAAGTGGGTTTTAATGAATATGTTGTTAGCGTTGGTGGGGATGATTTGCTAGAATCTAGCATTATATCTGACCCTGAAGAAATTAAGCTTACGCTCCATATTTAAAATCTTCAGGAGGAAAAGGGCAATTGCAGGACGGGCGAAAAGTTAACAGACTTATTGTTGGGGATATATATCCACTCGGAATAGGTTTCACATCTAACCCTGCTGCAGACGTAAAGGGCCTTGTCGCTGAAAGCGGACAAGTGCAAGTCGAAAAGCCTAGCAGCAATCAACCGATTGACAAAATCATCATTAAAAGCGAAAAAACTTCCCATTCTAAAAAACAAATGTACTAAACAAAGAACCTAATAATACTAATTATGGATAACAAAACAAATCATTAACGAATTCCGAGCAGCTTTAGACGAAAAGCTTGGCAAGCAAGATTTCTCAGAAGAGAGCTGTCGCTAGCATCTCTAAGGTTTTTAGTCGAAGCAATCAAAGAGAAAAGCGAACAATATTGCAGATCTCGAAAAAGCCAAAGCTGAAAAAGAAGAAGCTGTCTCAAGCTCAAAATTCTCTTCAAGAGAAAATGCTTGAAGTTGAAGAGCAATTAAAATCAACAAAAGAAAAACTCATCGCATTAGAGCAAGAGAATTCCCTAAGAGAAGCAGAAGTTAGATTCAATTCTAGAATGGAAGCTCTCAGTGAGGTATATGATCTTGATGATGAAGACCTGAAAATTTTAGCTTCAGAACTTTCTCAAGTTGACGAATCAGAAGAGGGGTTCGCTTCTTATCAAGAAAAACTTTCAAAAGTTTGGAAGCATAAAAATAAAGATTTTATCGCAGCAGAACAAAAAGCTTTCGAAGAGCGAGTTGCTCAAGAAGTCGCCAAAAGACTCGAAACTGTTGAAGCTGCTGAAGCCGAGAATACTTCAAAAGAAATTTCGCAAGTTGTAGAAGCTTCGGAAACAGAAGAACAAGATTCTTCCGATGAGGTAGAAGACGCTTTAGAAAACGTACAGGTTGAAGATGCAGCCGTTATTAATAATAACGAATCTTCTTCCGAAGCCCCCTCCTCCCTTCGCGATCGTTTCGCTAAGACTTTTAAGGAGTCGGTTAAAATTTCATACTAATATATAGAAGAAAAAAATTATGGCAAAAAGAATACTACCATACCGAGACTACAGTGAACACGATGTTGTTAACTTATTCGCTCTTGACGTAACTGGAGAAACCCTTGCGGATTTCAAAAGTAACGGCACAGGCGACTTTGATGCAGGCGTTGTTGTTTCTGTAAGTGCGGGAGCTCTACCTGGTGAGGTTTCCGAATTGCGCGCAACTACCCCAGATAATCTTCGTGATTATTTGGGAGCAAGTTTTAGTGGCGCTCATATTGGATTCAACGGATACCCCGCTAATACAGGTATGACCGTAGCTCCAGCTGATGGCTCCGGACGTGCGCTTGGAATCACTTTACGTGAAACCTTGGCGTTTGACGAAAACGGAGAAAAGATGATATCTTATAAACAAAAACTAGACGAAGCGCAAGGAGTTCTTCCAGGTCAAACAGTTCCTGTTTTGACTAAAGGGCTTGTTCTTTTAAGCGGTTCTGCTTTTTCAAGCGCCCCAGCCTTAGGAGACGACCTTGAGGTTTCTTCTACTGCAGGAAAGCTTAAAAAAGCGTCTTCAGGCACCGTTGTCGGTTCTGTACTCGCCATTGGGGAAGAAAGCGACGACTCGTCCAGCAAGAAATACCTCTGCAAAGTTAGCTTCTAACATAAGGAAATTTAAAATGAAAATTACTTTAGAAAGAACACCCGAGCAAGTCGAGCTTGTAAAAGCTATGGCTTCGAAAAATAGAGACGTTTCTTACGAAGCTCAAACTGCATTGGCCGAATTTATCGGACCAGTTTTGGCAGAGGTCGTCAATAGCGCCCCAACTGTAAGCAACATGTTCTCCTCTCTTCAGTTTAACTCTGACGAAAGCCCAAGTATTCCATTGGACCTTTATCATGATATTACTGACGAAGACTACATCCAGGTTTGGAGTCAATCAGTTCCTGGCGGGCTTCCTACAAATCAAGTTGCTCCTTCGCAAAGCGAGCTTAAGTTCACAACTTATACTCTCGATAGCGCATTGAGCTTCGACAAGCGCTACGCTTCTCGTTCAAGGCTTGATGTTGTGAGTAAAACATTCACACGCATGGCGCAAGAAATCCTTCTTAAACAAGAAAAGACTTCTGCAACTATGATAATGACCGCTCTTGCAAATGCTTCGACAAACAGTGAGCAGCACGTAATTCGTTCTGCTCAGGCTGGAAGATTCCTTCTTTCGGACTTGAACAAGCTTTTTACTAAAGCTAAGAGAATCAATACCTCTTGGAATGGTGGAACGCCTGCAGAACGCCGTGGTCGTGGAATTACAGATTTACTGGTTTCCCCTGAAATCGTAGAAGAAATTCGCGGTTTAGCTTATAACCCAATTAACACAATTGGCGGAGCTGGTGGAGCACCACTGCTGGAGATATCGCTGGTACAGATACTATGCGCGACGCTAGTTTTCAATAGCGCTGGAATTCCTGAGTTCTATGGCGTATCCATTCAAGAGTATAATGAAATGGGTGAAGGGCAAAAATGGAACACTGTATTTGAGTACTGCTGCTGGAGCACCTACTACGCAGATAACTACAGTTCCTGCTAACGGTGGTACATTCTGCAACGGAATTCAAGGCAATGAGCAAATCCTTGTTGGCGTTGACTTGTCACGTGAATCTATGATTCGCGCAGTCGCTACCGACTCCGAGTCCGGAGATGAGTTTTCTCTTATCCTGACGACCAATTCGTAACACGTCAATCTAAGATTGGTTACTACGGCTCTCTTGAAGAGGGTCGCATGATCATCGACGACCGAGTGCTACTTGGTCTTATCGTTTAATTTTAATAGAATTAACGTTTTATAAAAGTCCACCTCAGGCAACTGGGGTGGATTTTTTATTTAAAATCATTATTATATAGTGTATTAATACACAAAGGAAAAAGGTACAAATTATGGCAAACAAAAAAACAACAAAAAAATCGAGCAAGTCTACGCAAAAAAAGCGCAAAACTTGAAGATCTAAACCAAACAACTGGTAAAAGCTACGAGGATCAAGTAGCTAAAGCCAAGGAATTGGAGGAAGATTTTAGGGGTATCGCGAAGATAAACCCTTTTAAGACCAACGATAAAAGAATATTTAAAGATATGTTGAAGACATGAATCTTACTGATCTTCAATCTTTCGCTGTAAAGGTTGGAGTATTTCCGTCTGGAAATAAAACCGTATTAAAGAATAAAATAAAAAGAGCTTTTGAGTCTAGCCTTGCATGGACAAGGAAGTGTTCAAGTGATGGGGGAACCAATCAAGCTTGACCCAAGTAACCCAAAGCATAAAGAGGTTATAGATTACCTGAATAGGTTAAAATGGCACACGATCTGTTCCACAGATACGAATATCTAGGAAAACTTGGCTGTAAATATCTACGACCAAGAGATTAGGGTTTCATTCTCATGGAGACACAAAGAGATGTGGAAGTCGGATTAATATCTGGTTGGCTAGAAGGGCATTTAGGGCGAGCTAAACAACTTTAATATTCACTTGCTTTAGCGGAGAAAGTCCCTGAAGGTTTAAATCTGGAGGAACAGTCAATACTTAAAGAGATGTATATCTCTGAATATAACAGGAAGGCCCACAGGAGAGTTCTTAGGGGAATAGATGGCAGCAATGGAGATTCTGACTTTCAGGTAATCCGAGAGGGAGACTCTATGATTCAAAGAACCAATAAAAATGTTACTGCTAAATCGTATCTTGACGCATATGCTAAATCTCAAGAAAGGATCAAAGACCTTGTTTATGCATATAACTTGTATGGCGCCAAGCCAAGTCAAGTAGTAGGCAAGGACTCTCCTTCAACTAATCAAGGATCAAGTCTTGACGAATATTCTAATTAATAGGTGTAAATGTAATTATGAGCGAATTATCTGAAAATGACACTAAAAAAGTGAAATCCGAATTGTTTCATATTTGGAAAAAAGCAAGAATCATGTATGAGTCTTTAAAGGAAAAGCCTTCTCTCGACGATTGGGTCAAGAAAAATATAACTCAAGCTTACGAATTAATTGACGAAGCTATGAGATTTATTGAATACGAGGAAATATTTCCCAATAAAAAAGAAGAAACTCCTGAGAACGAAAAGAATAATTTCTTATCTAATCAAGACAAAAGGTTTCCAGTTCCTGTAGCTCAAGAAGGAGGGGATCAATTTGTTACTCGCTGTATACTTGATGCCAACATGAAAAAAAGGTACCCTGTTCAGTCTGATCGCTTTGGAGCTTGCATGTCAATTTATAACGACAATCAAAAAGACTCCGCTGACCAACAGAATCCAGGAGAAAAATTTGAAGACCCCATGGAGGTTAAAGAACCAGAGCTGCCTGACCCTGTCAAGCCAATCCTTCCGTAATATTATATACAATAGAATCTTTCAAGACTGAAAATTTTATTTCTTGATTTTCTTTTAATTCTTTACTTAAAATTAGTTTAGATAGTTTATTTTCTATATTCTTCTGAATTAATCTTTTTATTGGTCTTGCTCCCATTTTTTCTTCTTCAGCTTTCTCTGCTATAAGTTTGCATACCTTAGGGGTAATAGAAAGCTTTATTTTCTTGCAAGAAAGTTTACTTGATAAGTGATTGATTTCTATTTTGGTTATGTCTTGAATATCTTTTGTAGGAGAAGTTTTTAAATAAAATTATCTCATTTAATCTATTTAGGAATTCAGGCCTAAAAAAAGTCTTTAGTTCTTCTTTAAGCTTTTCCATGTCTTTAGTGGGACTCGATTTTTCTCCAAACCCGATATATGGTTTTGCAACTTTTTCACTACCAATATTTCCTGTTAGGATAATTATGCAATTATTAAAATTAATCTTTCTCCCGAGTTATCTGTTACAAAACCTTCTTCAAGAATTTGCAACAATATGTTTAAAACCTCTGGGTGGGCCTTCTCGATTTCATCAAATAGAACTAACGCTGTAAGGATTTCTTCTTACTCTTTCTGTTAGACTCTCCCCCTTCTTCATAGCCGACATATCCTGGGGATGCGCCAATTAGTCTACTTGCCGAAATTTTCTCAGAAAACTCACTCATATCTAAGCTGTATAAGCTTTGTCTATCCTCCGTATATAAATTCCGCAATACATTTTGCTGTATAAGTTTTTCCTGTTCCGCTGGCTCCAACCAATAAAAAGCTTCCGACTGGCTTGCCTGTTGTCTTGCAATCCTGATTTGGATCTTAAAATTGATTCTGAAATTTCTTGTAAGGCTTCTGTCTTGGCCTACAATTTTCTTATTTAGTTTACTGAATAGCCCAAGCATTTTGTCTGAATCTTTTTTGAGATATCTTGAGAATACCGGTACTCCTGTTCTTGAGGATACACTTCAAATATATCTTTTTTAGTTACTTTTATTTTATGATTTTAATTGTTTTTTTAACCCATTTGGATTTATAATAGTATCATACTTCTTCTAATAAATTTAATTGTTCGTCTTGCAGTATCTGCAGTAGTGTGAGCTAAAATCCTCATGAACTTAAGATTGATTCTTTTAGTGCTAGGTTTTCTAGCCTTTTCTATATCTTTTGCTTCTTGTGGTCTTTCGATATTTTTTATTTTAACTTTTGATCCAGCTTGATCCATACATCAATTGCTTTATCTGGGAATTGTTTGTCGAGTACATGTATCTAGAAGTCAAGTCTATCAATTAAATCTAAAATTTCTTCTGGGTAATGAATGCTATGAAATTCTTCGTATTTATTTTTTATTCCCTTTATTATTTGTCTAGTTTCTTCTTTTGTTGGCTCGATAACTTTTACCGCTTGAAATCTTCTGTCTAAAGCTCCGTCTTTTAATATTGACTTTTTTGTATTCATCTTGCTGTTGTGGCCCCAATGCACTTTAAGTTCTCCTCTTGCAAGCAAAGGTTTTAGTAAATTCGCTGCATCCATGCTTCCTTCTGCGCTACCTGCCCCAACTAAGGGTATGAATTTCGTCAATGAATAAGAATTATTTCTGGGTTTTTTTTCACTTCGTCAATAATTTTTTTAACCTTTCTTCGAACTGGCCTCGGTATTTAGTTCCAGCTATCAAGCGATCCTAAATCTAGAGGAATATATAATCTTGCCCAATAAAAAGTCTGGAGCTTCTGCTTTTACAATTTTTTGAGCTAAACCTTCAACTATGGCCGTTTTTCCTACGCCAGGCTCTCCAAGTAAAACTGGATTGTTTTTTGTTCTTCTGCATAGAATTTCGCAGGCTTCCATTATCTTCTTGCTGCTTCCCTATGATTCCGTCAAATTTACCTTTTATGGCTTGCATATTCAAATTTAGCGCGTGCTTTTCAAGCGTTGGGGTCGCGAGATCTTTAACTATAGGTTTGGGTGGCGCAGGATTGCTTTTTTGAGTCCTGTTGCTTGTATGATTTTCTTTTGAAAGATGCAAATACTCTCTAACTTCTGATATAATATCTTCTTCTGAAGCGTTAAATGGGGCAAAAAATTGTGGCACTTTTGATTCTTCATACTTTAACAAAGCTAAAAGCATATGTTCAAGCCCGACATATTCATGGCCGAGTTTTTCGGAACTAATAGATGATGCCACTTTAAGTATCAAGTGAAAGTGTTCGTCGTAACTAGGCTCTTGATACTCTGAATCAAAATTGTAGTCTTCATTTACTGAACGAATCTATAAAAGAGCTTTCTACCTCTTTAAGTTGTTCTTTGATTAATGTTTAATAAAAATAGTATTTCGCTTAATATTCCTGCCGTCAACTTACCATTCCGAAAAATAAATGCTCTATTGATACATCTTCGATTTTTATACTTTTTCGGCAACTTTTTTAGCTTCATTGATCGCCTGCTGTGCGCGCGGCGTAAAGTTAGGTTTTGCGTCATCTTCATCTAATTTACACCTTATTTTACTTAACTTCAGACATTTTCATATATATCTTTTCATCCATAATTTTATATCGAGTCAAGAAATACTATATCTTCAGCCTTTCTTCCGTAAGCAACAACTATATTCTTTTTAGCTCGGAGCTTTTGTTTTTTCTCAAAATATCTGTCATAGAAATTTCCCCTTCTTGAATTTAAAAGCATTGCGTTGTACCTTCCGTTTTCATCTGCTGATTGAAATTTAATATATTTATTTCCGTTTCTTGAGGTGGCCTTTTAGCAATCTTCTACAACACCTATAAACTTTCCTGATTCATCTAGGTTCATAATTCTAAGTCTGTGGAATCTTTTAAAGTCTTTGTAAGAATCGATAAAACAAGCTTTTTAGTTTCGAGCTATGGCTATAGCCAAGAAGCTCATTTTCGAAATACCAGTTGGCAAAAGTTTCATATTGTTTATTTTTATCGTAAATTGATTTGTATACATCATACTTCTTCTTAAATGTTTTAAATCTTGATTCTTTCATTAATGGTTTTCCGTCATCTCCTACAATTTCTCGCTTTTTGCATCTGCAATACAATTTAAGAAGCTTAACTCATATTCTTCACCAAGCAAAATAAAGTTTCTTTTCTCTCTGTCTGTTAATTGAGGTTAAATGCCTGCGCCTCAAGAGCCATAAGCGATCTGTTTGAACCTTTACTTTCTAAGTGCTCCCGCTTGAATTAATGAAGATAGTACTCCAATATTTAGACCAGCCTGTTTTGCTGCTAGAAATATATCATACTTATGTTGGGGTTTCTGCTTGATCTAAAATCTCTTAAGAGATTTTAGAGATTTTTCGCTAACCCCTTTTATGCTGTTAAGGCCAAATCTTATATTTTTCCCCTCTATGGAAAAATCCATTTTAGATTTAGCTAAATCTGGAGATAGAAGTTTAATTCCAAAGTTAGAAAGTTCTTGAGAAATCTTTAGATATTTCTTCTTGAGGCGCGGGTTCATATTTGGTCATCTTTAAGTAAAGATAGAAAGAACTGCTGGGGATGCTTGAATTTTAAATATGTCGTCCATGCCGCCAAAGTCGCATACGCCAAAGAGTGAGATTTATTAAATGAATAGTTTGCGCTGTCTTCTGCAACTCTCCAAAGTATATCCCCCACTTCGGTCGGTAAATCTTTTTCGATTAATCTTTTGTTGAATCTTTAGCTTGCCACGCAGGCATTTGGTCTATTTTCTTTTTTCCAACAATTCTTCTTAGTTGTTCAGATTCATCTAAGGTGAAATCCAACTTTAACCGCCATTTGCATTAACTTGCTCTTGATAAAGCGGTATTCCTCCTGTGTATAATCAAGAACATCTCTGAAAAATTCATGAATAACCTGAGCCTCTCCTGTTTCGGAATAAGTTGAATAAGAGTCCCCAAGAAAGTCTAAAGCTCCAGGTCTGCCTATTGCAACTACAGCGCTTAACTGCTCAAGGTCTCTTGGTTTTATTTTTTACAAACTCTAAAATTTGTATCAGACTCCAAGCTGAAATAGTCCGTGCGGGAGCGGTCTTAGGGATTGAAGCGGTTTGAAATATTTTTTCGTCATTTAAGTCTACGTATCTGAGATATATCAATATCTTCGATATTTTTGCACACATCATAAATAACGCTCAAGGTTCTTAGCCAAGAATATCAAACTTAACCATTAATTCTGAAACCCAATTCATATCGTAACCAGTAACCAATGCTCCGTCATTGGCCTTTTGAACTGGGCATATATCTGTAATTTTATCAAAAGAAATCGCTATTCCGCTTGGGTGAACTCCAGTGTTTTTATTTAAACCTTCGAGCTTCAAGAGCTATGTTCAAAAACTTCTTGAATTTTCAACTGACCAATCTGTAAATTTTTCACTTTCAATGGATTGCTGTCGAGAGAGGTACAACAACTCCAAACTTTTTTGGAATATATTGCTCACTTCATTAACTTCTTGTTCTGAGAATTCTCCCACAATTTTACCACATTCTTTAATGCAAAGTTTTCCGCTTAAGGTGTTTAGGTTAAAATCTTTAGCAGTTCTAGAGCCGGGTGCTTTCTTTCGATGTAGTTCTATAACTTCTACTCGACGCTCATAAGCAATATCATTATCAACATCCGCCAACAAGCTTCCATCTAGGTAAGTTATTCCATCTTTATTCTATTTTTCTTCGCTCTGCTTTTCGAAACAAAGCTCTCAAAGAATAAGTTATACTTTACGGGGTCTACATTTGTAACTCCAATTAAATACAAGAACAAGTGATCCTGCTGCAGACCCTCTTCCTGGGCCAGTAGGAATATCATTTTCGTGGCAAAATTAATATATCCCAATTCAAAAGAATATAATCAATAAAACCTAGTTCATTTAATATTTTTAATTCTGATTTTGCACGATCAAAATAATCTTTTTTATTTTTATATTTATCTATTCCTTTATCATATACTCCCTTGTGACATAGCTTACGAAGAAAGTCGTAGTTTGATATGTATTATCTGCTTCGAGCATATCATAATACTTTTGCTCGATTTTAATCTCAGGCAACCTTACGCCTGGAGGGCAACAGTCTTTGTAGTCTGTAAATTGATCTGTAAAACTCATATACTTCTATCTCCCATATCATTTTTTTAAAAACTTCATAATTAACTCTAATGTCATATAATGCGTCATGTAATTTACTTGCGTCAAAAGGAACGTCAAAATCCTTGCAGCACTGTTTAAGGTTGCAGGAGAGCCCTCTTTCAATTAAATGGTTTAATCTATACTGCCAAGCTAGGAAATTATCGTCTTTATTTAATTTAATTTGTTTTTTAAGGCCTTTGCTAAACACAAAGTATCTACTAACTTTTCTGAATAACTAAAGTCGGACTTTAATTTTGGGTTAATAAGCTTTCTGTGCAATGTTATGCATGTAGACATCAAAGCCAAGCAAATTATGCCCGACCTTCATATATGAATCGTCATACAAATATTTCTCAAAATGATCTAAGGCTTCTTTTGGGTCAACCGCGTTCTTTTTATATTTGCTTCAGTAAACCCCGTGATCTTTGCTGCTTCTGGAGAGACCCTTAAGTCATCCCATTTTAACCAATAATCTTTTTCTTCTACAATTTTATTGTCCTCTATAACTAAGAAAGCTAGTTGCCAAGGTTTATTGTGGCCAGAAATTAAATTTAGATTACATGTTTCGTAATCAAATAGTAAATACTTTTGTTTCTTTTTGAATCTAAGTAATGTTTCTTTCATTTAGTTTTCTTTCCAGCTTTGAAAGCAAAATTCACTCACTGCCAAAGTGATCTAGGTTTGGTTTTGATAATGTTTTATTTCCAAATGTACGACCTGTTATACATTTGTATGTTTGTAAAGCGGATACATCTTTTTTATTTTTGTAATAAATGCTTTTTGTCAGTTCTGTTTTTATTTATTTTCTTATAGCATACTCTCTTACTTTCGATCTTAGATATAAAATCATCGAAAGGCAGACCATTGTTCTTCAATGAAGAAAGTTGGCTTCGCAGAAAGAAAAATTTGGAGTGCAGCTTGAAAATTTCATTGTAGTTGTTAAATATAAAGCTAATCATAAAAAGGTATAGCTAGGGTTAGCAAGTCTTTATTGCTCCAGTGTTTTTTTTAAAATTTTATCGTCTACCGCATTAAACGATTTTTCGTAAATGCTTCGCTATGAAATTGCGTTTAGCAGCTTGCACCCTTTTGAAGTTTTTGCGAAGATGATAATTTTATGAACAGCGAATCTTGACAGACTCTTCTTTTGGGTTTATTAATGCATTTTCGCACATATCCAACTCTTAATCCAAAAATTAAGTTTAATGCCCATTGATTCTGCCATTTTTTTTTAGCCTGAAGAAACCCTGTTAAGGAATCTTCTACTAGAACAACTTCTTTTAGAGATTTTATCTTTGGCTATAGAGAAAATGCTGTCAGCTTCCGCCCTCTTTATGATTAGATCTGGACTCATCTAGGGTTAGAATGCTTTTTCCTATAGAGAAATGACTTTTAAATAATGGTAACATGTTTACTATTTTAGCAAAAAAATTGATACTTGTCAAGCCTATAAACAAAAAAGCCGCCCGTAGGCGAGCTGAGCCATAACTAATTAACCAAGTATGTCTAGCAGTGGGGTTCCGTCATGAGCTACTTTAAACGGTCTTCCCGACGGAGATGTTTGTATTTGCTCTAAAGGGAGTCCCATCGCATAGGCTATCGTTGCGTTTAAAGAAGCGGGGTCGATGAATTTGCCTTCTTTAGGGTTTCTTCCTAATTCGTCCATTTCTCCATAAGAGAAGCCCCCTTTTACCCCTCCCCCAGCAAGAAAAGCTGTGAATCCGTACGGCCAGTGATCTCTTCCATTGCGAGGATTGATTTTTGGAGTTCTTCCAAATTCCGAAGTAAGAACTACCATTGTTTCTTTTAGTAGCCCCCCTCATTTCTAAGTCGATAAGCAATGCGCTGAGAGCTTTATCCATATCTGCACAATTATCAGAAACAACTTCAAAATTATTGTCGTGAGTGTCCCACCCTCCTCTACTTACCTCTACATAACGAACCTGGTTCTCGATCAACCTCCTGGCGAGTAAGCAGCCTTGTCCAAAATTTGTTTTTCCATAAAGCTCATGCATGGAATCTGGCTCCAATCCTATATCGAAAGCCTTAAGGTCTTCACTTTTCATTAGTTTTATTGCGTCTTGATACAAATCTGAATAAGCCCTGACCTGTTTCTGGTTGTATTGACTTAAGTATGATGCATTCATTTTCTGGGCTAAAGCAAGCCTTCCTCCGAACCTAGATTGATCTAGATAGCTTGCAATTTTACTATTTGCAAGTCCTGCAGATGGATTACCAATAGGTAAAGGTCCATACTTTGATTCAAGAAAGCCCGCTCCGGCGGGGTTAGCTCCAATTTGGACATTAGATGGAATCGTGCTATTAATATTCCCGGAAAGCTTAGATACCCAGCTTCCGAAAGTTGGGTGAGCGATCGTTCCCCTTTTAAGATAGCTTGTGTGCATTAAATAGCTAGCTTGCTCGTGAGCTCCTTGACTGGACATCATGGTTTTTATTACTGAAGCGTTATGCATGAGCTTTGCTGTTAACGGAAGATTCTCCGAGAGAATAATTCCATCTGCAGAAGTAGATATTGACCTTGTTGGACCTTGTATTTCAGGCGCGCCAGGATTAGTTCCAAAAGTGTCTAGGTGTGACATTGCTCCCGTCATATTTAGGTAGATTACGTAACGAGCAGAAGCGACGCGAGTCCCGGTTTCTAGCCCGGCAGCTTCTTGGTGGATATACCCGCCAACCATTGGTAGAAGACCTACTCCAAGACAAGCTTTCGCTGCACTAGCCGCAAACTCTCTTCGGCTTAATTCATTTAATTTTTTAAGGTCTGACTTCATTGAGGCTCAAAAGTCATCATCAAGAGAACCGCTTTGTTGATACTCTCTAACTCTTCTTTCGAAAAATTTCCCATAGCCTGAACATCAACTACTTCGCCCAGCCAGGGAAAGGGATTTTTGTCGCTAGGAAACCTATAATCTAAGCCTATTGCCTCTAGCCTTCTGTTACCAATATAATGCATGTAGTCAACGAACATTTCCGCATTTAAGCCCAATATTCCTGTAGGTAAAACGTCATGAGCATATTTAATTTCAAGCTCCACTGCTTTTTTCATATGCTCGACGAATTCATTTTGTATAGATTTAGTCCAAATGCTTGGGTTTTGTTCAATTAAAGTATTAATTAAATATGTACCAAATGCAATATGAGAGCTTTCATCTCTTAGAGTATATTTAATTTGGTCGGATATTCCTTGCAGTTTGTTTTGCCTGCCTAAGGCTAATAGCATCGCAAAGCCGCTAAAGAAAAATGTGCCCTCGCAAACAATCCAATATGTTAAAAAATTTCTCAATATTTCTTGCTTTCCTTCTTTGTTGTGAGGGTTGAAGTCTTGCCTACTAATGTCATTAGTAATACTCATCAAAAAATCATCTTTAGCTTTAATACTTGGAATTGTTTCATAGGCAGCAAATACCTCTTCAATATCTAAATCTAAGCTATCGCATATATAAACTACCGTGAGATTATGAAGGCTTTCTTCAAAGGCTTGACGCAGGATATATTGACGACATTCAGCGTCCGTAATATATTTAAAAGCAGATAAGCAAAAGATTATTACCAACCAGAGACTCAGATGCCAGCAAAAAACCCAAGGCAACGTTTAACAAGTAATTTTTCATCTTCTGTAATTTCATTATTTTTCCATTGTTTGATGTCGTTCTTGCATGCTAATTTCTGTCGGCATCCAGTTATTTGCACAACTTTTAAAAATAAGTCCCAGGCATATTTGTGCTTGTGGGGTAAAATTCTATTTACTCCCGCTATATTTTTAGTTAAAAGCTTCCTGTTTTATTGTCCATAATTATAGTATATCATTATAATATAACGAAGTCAATCTTAAAAAAGATCAATTATTGACAACTTTCGCAAGTTCCCTCCATTTTTCATAGCTTCAATACTGCATGCAGAGACTTCTGTTTCATTTTCTGAATCTCCCGTTGATTTTTCAACTTTTGATGCTGCTCTATTTCTTAAGGTAATAAGTTGTTTTTAGTCCAGCTTCCCAACAAGCCATGTACATGTCATTTAAATACTTTAAAGACGTTCCTTTATTGTACAAATTAAAACTTATGGCTTGATCAATCCATTTTTGTCTAGCCGCATTACATTTTATTAATTTAAACATATCTCTATCAAAAGCTGTTTTATATTTTGATTTTATCCACTCAGGCATACTCACCATTCAATACTGACAAATCTCCATCGGCATCTTTACTTAGTTTTGCAGTTGTTTGGGTTCCACAACCCTTCTTTTTTCATATCATTTATAAAGTGTTGGTTGGTGATATAAAAATTACCGCTTTTGTTCTCATAAACAAAAAGAACAGAAAAATTAGGCTCAATGCTTTGCTCTACTCCATTAATATAACCTATCGTTGCAGTGGGAGCGATGGCCATGACATTTGAGTTTCTCATTCCAAATTCACCAACGTGAACCCTAATTTTTTCCCACTCATCAAAAGTTTGACCCTCGCCCGTAAAAGACTTACCTGTAGCGGACTGTTTGGGGGCTTTTTGTTTACCCCTGTAAACCATTAAGTTGTTGTAAGAATCAATTGGGAATACACCTTTGCTCCAGAGCGACCCTTCATAGGTTTCGTATTGACCTCGCTCCGCAGCTAGTAATGAGCTAGCGTAAATTGCATGCATAGAGTAAAACTCAAATAATTTATCATTAAACTTTTCAGCTTCGTCACTATCTATATTTATATTGACTTTATGAAGGATATCGTGAAGAGCCATCATGCCTAGGCCAATGGGGCGATGTCTTAAATTACTATTTTCCGCCTCTTTTGTGGGGTAAAAATTAAGATCTATAACATTGTCTAGCGCTCTGATTGCTGTATGAATTGTTCGCTCTAATTTTTCATAATCAAGATCGGTTTCGTCTTCATTTATGTGATTTAATAAGTTAACTGATCCAAGGTTGCACACTGCGGTTTCTCCAATTTCTGTTTTATAACCCTTGTTGTATTTTGAAGCTTTTGTGTGAAGGGTAATTTCTGTGCATAAATTACTGCTATGCACAACCCCTTCGTGTTGGTTTGTATAGCGCATGTTACATGGGTCTTTAAATGTAGCCCATGGATGAGAAGTTTCAAACAAAACTTTTAACATTTTTTTCCATAACTCTTTTGCAGGAGTTATTCTATAGTTTTTAATTAACCCTTCTTCTGCTTGGCTACAAAGCTTATTATATTTTTCGTCAAACTCAACCCCAAAACAATCGTGTAAATCAGCTTCTGTTGGGTCAAAGAAGTACCAAACATCTTCGTTTTGGACTCTTCTCATGAATTCATCAGGAATCCAAGATGCGGTGTTCATGTCGTGGCATCGTAATCTGTCGTCTCCAGTGTTTCTTCGAAGATTCAAGAAGTCTTCAAAGTCTAAATGCCAAGGCTCTAGATATGCACAACCTGCGCCTGGCCGTTTTCCTCCTTGATTGACGGCAACAAGCAAGATCGTTGTAAATTTTTAACCAAGGAATTAAACCTCCAGATATTCCATTCGTTCCTTTATGTGCGAACCTGCAGATCTAAATGGGGTTACATCAAAACCAAGGCCTCCGGCATACTTACTTTTTCTGGCTTCCTGCCAAGCTCCATCAAAAATTCCATCAATACTGTCGTCGAAAGTGTTTAAATAGCAAGAGCTTAATTGAGAATGTGTTGTTCCGCTATTAAATAAAGTTGGGGTAGAAGATGTATACAAAAACTGACTAAACATATCATAAAACTTAATAGCCCATTCTTCTTTATTTTCTTCGTTAATTGCTAAACCCATAGCAACTCTCATCCAAAAGCATTGTGGGGCTTCCATTATTTTATCTTCATGCCTGATGAAATATCTGTCGGTTAAAATTTGAATACCTAAATATTTAAAAGATTGATCTCTCCTTATTTTTAACGCTTCAGATAGCTTTAGTGAGATCAAATTCAAGCATTTTTGGATTAAGCTTTTCTAGCTTTACTAATTTTTTTATATTTTGTATAAAGCTTTTTCTGTATTGAAGCTTGAACGTGTCTGAATCAACCCCTTCTTTGAAGACTTCTTTGTATACAGTATTTAAGAGTAATCTTGCAGCAACAAAACTATAGTTTGGCTCTTTTTCTATTTTTTCTCTAGCAGAAAGGATTAAAGCCGTGTCTATTTCACTAGTTGTTATTTTGTCAAATAGTTGTAATTGCGCATCTAGCAAAACTTCACTGACTGAAGCATCTTCGATTCCCTCACATGCTCGTTCTACATTTGCGTTTATTTTTTCTACCAAAAAAGGTTGGAGTCTACCGTTTCGTTTTTTTACGTTGATATTCATATTGATGGCCCGATTTTTTGAGAAGCATTTATAATGAGATTCATATAATAAGCTGGATCCCCTTCTGAATTAACGTGATATTCATCGCTGAAGACGATCCCGTCTCGGTTGCGAATATTGTCGCTATTTTCTTGCCAATAGTACGGCTTTAAGTTTTCACCCGCTCCAGATAAATATCCGTCACCTCTCCAAGCATTTTCAACAAACTCCTTGAATGATTTAGCGAATGTCTTACCGCGGTCTACTTGGAACATAATTCCTCTGTAAAGTCCGCCGTATCCATTTAAACCTTTCTTAAGGTCTTTCAAGTCATCCATGTAGTGATCTTCTGGTTTGCGATTGAAATTAGGAAGGTGATAGGCAGGTTGAGCTTCGTCTTGAAATACGAGAGCTAGCACATTTTCTTTCTTTGTTGCGTCTGCAAAGAATTTAAGAGTTCTCTCTCCTTTTCCGTCGACGATCAATACTCTCCTGTTGTAAAGATCTTCGTCGTTTTTGTAGTAGGGGAGTAGGGCATTTTTAAGAAGAGTATCTTTCATTTCTCCCAATGCTTTTCTTGCGCTTAAAATTGAGCCACTTCCGTCTACATGCATCATGATATAAAGATTGCCGTCTTTTGGTAAGTGGTCGTAGTTTGCCTCGTTATAGCTACTTCCTGTTCCTGCGCCATAGCCTATATCACCAACTTTAGTTATCGGGAGAGAAGCTCTAGCTGAAGGCAAGCCTGCTGCTGCCCCCGCTCCAGCTCCACCGACTAAGCCTGCAACACCTCCGGCAACTCCAGGAGCAACCATAATGACTGAGCCGGAAGTATTCTTTGGGGAACTTTCACTTTCAGTCGGCGTAGAATATGTCCCTATTCCACCAAGTGCAGGAACTGCTTGACCGTCCATAACCGCTTGTCCGATACCGGCTCCAAGTCCGGCAAATCCAGCGGCAGCACCAACTGCAGGACTACCTATACCTGCACCAACACCTTGTGAGGGAAAATTGTAAGCATAAACCTCAGCTCCCTTGCCGACTCCAGGCATTGTGCCTTTTCCAAAACCAGCTCCATCTTTATCAAAATCTCCTACAGCACCAAGCTCATCATCATCAAAATCGCCACGACGGCCATCTGGAACAAAATTTCCTACATTTACATTGTCATTTCCGCCTCGACCTAAACCAATGTCTTTTCTGTCTAAACGGGCAACTAAATCATCGTCATTATCAATAATGGTCAATTCATCATCGTCAAGCGTGGAAAGTCGACGGTCAAGTAATCCAGGGTCAATACTTTCATAATTGGTTATGCGATCTCGTCTTTTTTTATTTCTATTGTTTATTTTTTTATCTCCAACAAGCTCGAAACTATCATTCTCGCCTTGATCTAAATTTACATAGTTATGTTCGCGATAAATGTCTAGCGAATTATTTTCATTTACTCTTAAACTTCCATGAATTGGAGCTATTAACGCAATAAATGCCGCAGAGCTTGCGTAACCAAGTATTAAGCTAATTAATGATAAGTTTCTTGATGTTTTGTTTTTCATGGTAGATATTAAATAGAAGTATAGATATTTACACAAAAAAGCCGCCCTAAGGCGGCTAGATTGTTTAATGATCGGTTGACCTAACCTTTATTTGCATTAGGTTTTAGTAGCGCGACCAACAAGAGTAGGGTGATTATCCCTGCTAGTGAGGCGCCTTGACCAACAAATCCTGTTACGACATCCTGTAGATTGCCGATTACGTTAATAGGAGCTCCCTCGCCAAAGACGACTTGAGCTACGACCAAAAGGCCGATGATTGACAGAAGCACGCTTGTAACGCCTCCTGCATATGATTTAATCGTATCGATTGTATTTTTCATAATTTTATAAGTTAGAATTGTGTTGAGATTCCCAATCCGACCACGTATTCAGCACTAATCGTTTCTGAGTCAACTCTCACCAAATTAATCCCAAGAGAAGCTTTTTCTCCTAGAGATTTAGAAGCTGTAACCCCCGCAGTATAGTAAGTGTTGTCAAGAGTGTTTGAGAGATCTGTGTTTCCTAGTGAAGCAGAAGCCCCTAAGTTACAAACTCCCAAATCAAAATCGTGCGAAACAGATAATTCAGAAGTGTATAATGAATCATCCAAACTTCTAAAGAAACTCAATTTCGGATTTAAGACCGTATTAAGCGAGATTCCAATATTCGCCTCCAAGAGCGCTTCTCCAGAAACATTCTCTACATGATTTAATCCCACATAAGTATTAAGAATTGAGTCCAAAAAGCTTTTGGAAATTCCTCCGTTAAGAATGTAGGAATCTACTCCCGCATCAACAGACTGATTTGTGAATGCTCCTGCAGAATAATTTAAGCCAGAAACTTGTCCGCTAACTCCGAGGTTAGCCTGGATAGACTCCTCCGCTTGAAGTGTTCCTCTATAAAAATAATCGGAAGCGTATTTTGTTCCTAGAGAAAAACTCTCCGCAGAAGCGACGTTAATAAAAAGCCCCAAGAAGGGCTGTGATAATTAATTTTGTTGTCTTCATAATATTAAAGAACCATATAATATACTATATTCTAGTGAAATGTCAAGTTATTTTTATTCTTGAACTTGTTTTATTTTTAATTTTAGGTATTTTTATATTCAATAATCCATTATTCATGGTTGCGGATACATTTTTTGAATCCATGTCGTTTTGTAGTTTGTATTTATTTTCAAAAGAACCGAATGATATTTGTTGCTGTGAATATTTTGTATCATCTTTTATTTTGTTTTCGTATGATACATGTAATATATTTTCTTTTACTTGTATATCTATATCTTTTTTATTTAATCCTACTGCTTCAATTTGAATTAAGATATGATCTTCTTCTTTTATAATGTTGGATTTTCTTTTAGGGTTTAAATCTTCATAGTAGATATCATCTAATAAAGAATTAAAAAATGAATCTAAAGAATTATTGTTTTTAATATAATATGACATATTGTCTCCTTGTTTTGATTGTTGTTTATGTAGTGTGTAAATGTGTCTCAATAATGAATGTATTATTGAGTTTACAATATTATATTTGCTACGCCCACTCCTCTCTTTCTTTTTGGAATTAAAAAAATGCCAAGGGGTGTAAGGCTTTAATTCTTCTCCTTGGTGATTTTTGTATGGATATAGGGCAATACAGGCGTGACAGGTATATTTGCTATAATCGTGCCAAAAAAAATTTGGCAGTGACCCTTGTATCTATCATAGAGATATCTTAAGTCAGGTTTTTCTTTTGTTTGGTATACCCATCTTGATGTAGTTAATAAAATAGTGGGGACGGGGTATATTTTTTTTGAAGATTGTATAAAGGGTTGATCTTTATAATAATACGCTCTTTCAGGGTTAACCCACTCTTCCCAAAGTAATGGCTCTCCACCATTAGATAAAACTTTGACAGAAGGGGGATCTAATGAGCTACATCCGCAGGCGATTAGTTTTTTCAAACCTTCTTTTGCGGTAGTTATATTAATTGGCGTCCAAAAATGCGAGAGTATTAAAACCACTCGGTCTTTGCCGCCAACTAAATTCAACTTATTTGTTTTCTTTGGTAACTCCCAGATTTCTAGGTATTTGGTTTTTCATGAGTGTACCCCATTTTCTTCATTTTTAAATGGTCTTCCATGGTTTTAGCTTTATAACTTTTTCCTGTTTTTGGGTCATACATCATGTGAGGCTTGAATTCATCTTCTGTCGCGTAATCTTTTTTCATTTTTTTAGATTGAGCTTTTTTCCAGGCCTCTTTACTTGGACGATCTTTGTCTCCAGGTTTTGCGGCTTTATATTTTTTACCCATCCTTTTTTTCTTTTTTCTAATATTATCCCAAAGTCCATTTTTAGCTTCAATAACCTCTTCTACCTCTTCTTCGGTTTCGCTTTCCGCTTCTTCACCCTTGGTCATTTTCGTAACGCTTTTTTTGGACCACATTTTACAGCTCCAATAGCGAGCTTTTGTTTTGGGGCCAGGGTTTTCGCAATTATGTCTAGCTCTAAAACTTTTTCTGCGAGCGGGATCGTCTCGTTTAATTTCCATATTTGGGTCGCCGAAATTAACTTTTACAACATTCCCTTTTTCATTCTTTACATAAACCGAAAATTTCTTAGGGCCTTTAGATGTTCTAAATGGTTTATTTAATTTTTTGCCTTTATTTTTTTCTGCAGCCCAACTCTCTTCGTCGATATATTCTTCAAATCCGAGTTCATCAGTCTCAATAAATATAGTGCTCCACATTTCATTCGTGAAACTTGGGTCTTCTTGGAGTTGGTAATTTTTTATATCAAGTTTAGCTTTAATTAAATCTTCTTCGTTAAACAATTTAGACTCCTCTCGAATCCCGTCATCGACAATTATTCCCGCTTTAGCAATATCTTGATCTGCTTTGCGATAGCTATCCTTAACGCTTGATCCTTGAATCATTTTTAAGAACATATTTACCCTGGCGATGGCCCATTGGCCTCGAGATTTACCCGGCCGACCAAACTCGCCGAACATTTCCGATCCGCGACGATATACTTTTTGTAATTGAGAAAGTGTTGTTTTTTGAGAATATTTAAAATTGTGAGCAATGACTTTTTGTTTTAACGCGTTTAAAACTCTATCTGAGAAATTGTTGTTTTGTTTTTCCATAGATATTAATTACACGAATTTTTCCTGATTTTCTAGATACCAAGCATATGTTTTTTTAAGCCCCTCTTCTAACGTGGTCTTTGCGAAGAATCCCATATTAGATATCTGAGTGTTATCCATTTTTTTTCGATAGGTTCCGTCGGGCTTACTGGAGTCGAGAGTGATTTTCCCTCGGTAGCCGACAACTTTTTGTATTAAGTTCGTTAATTCAAGAATAGATGCTTCATTTTCAGAACCGCAGTTGATGTGAGAAATATCTTTGCTGTATATGTCTTGCGCGTTAATATTCTCAAGGCAATATGTTATTGCTTGCGCTAGATCGTCAACATATAAAAATTCGCGCAAAGGTTTACCGCTACCCCAAACTTCCACATTTTCGGCACCACTTCCTTTTGCTTCGTGCACTTTTCTTATTAGTGCGGGCAAAACATGCGAACTCTTTAAATCGAAATTATCTCGAGGCCCATACATGTTGCATGGCATAATCGAATAAAAGTTATCACCGTACTGTTCATAAAAACTTTCACACAACTTGATCGCCGCTATTTTCGCGATAGCGTATGGTTCGTTTGTTTTTTCTAGCAATCCAGTCAGCAGCGTTTCTTCAGTAATTGGTATTGCTGATTTTTTTGGATAAATGCAAGAGCTACCTAGGTTTATTAGCTTTTCAGCCCCGCAGCAGTGAGAGGCATATATTAAGTTAGAAGCAATTTGTAGGTTTTGGTAAATAAAATCCGCTCTATACGTATTGTTCTCGAGTATCCCTCCCACTTTGGCAGCGCAAATGATCACCGCATCAGGGAGTTCCTTTTCGAAGAAAGTATTTACATCATCTTGCTTTGTAAGGTCAAGATCTTTTCGTGATCGAGTTATGATATTAGAGTAACCCTTTGATTTTAAATGGTTCAATACCGCTGAACCCACCATTCCGTTATGTCCCGCAATAAATATTTTTTTGAACTTCATTGAGCCAATAATGAATAATCGCTTTTATACATTTTTTTCACCAAACTTTGGAAATTAGTTTTTCGAGCCCATCCCAGTTTTTTTTCTGCTAAAGACGAGTTCCCGCAAAGTTCGTGAACTTCCGCTGGTCTATAAAACTTTCGATTTACTTCGAAGATTAGTAGACCGTTTTTTGTGTGATATTTTTCATCATCTTCTTTTCCTGAAGATTCGAACTCTATATCAGCGCACCTCAAAGCTTCTTCCAGGAATTCCCTAACAGTATGCATCTCCCCACTTCCAAGAACATAATTTTTCGGTTTTTCTTGGTTTAGCATTAACCAAACCCCATTCATGAAATCTTCCGCGTCACTCCAGTCTCTTTTTGCTTCTATATTTCCAAGTCTTAAGACTGGGATTTCTTTATTATTCTCTATGGCAATTTTTATTCTTGCTACTGTATGTGTTATTTTTCGAGTGACAAAATCAAGTCCCCTGCGGCTACCTTCGTGATTAAATAGCCACCCTTGTATGGCATACAAGCTATAAGATTCTCTGTATACGCGAACTATGTGCCTAGCCGCACATTTTGCAGCTCCATAGGGTGATTGAGGCCGAAGCGGGTGCTTTTCGTCTTGAGGTGAATAAATAACGTCCCCAAACTCTTCGCTGGATCCAGCATTGTAAAATCTACATTTCGGAGCAAATCTACGGATCGATTCAAGAATGTGAAGGACAGCGTTTGCATCCGTGTCCCAAGTTTGAATTGGATAATTCCAACTGCCTGCAACAAAAGATTGCGCTGCGAAATTTATAAAGTAGTCTGGCTGAATATCCAATATTACATCGCGCATGCTATGTGCATCATTCAAATCCATATCAATTAGATGAAATCGCGACTCATTTTCTAGGTGCAGAATGTTTTCATGATTTTTAACACTCAACCTTCTTGCCGAGCCATAAATTTCATGATCGGTATTCTTTAATAAAAAATCGACCATATGACTTCCATCTTGGCCTGTTACTCCTGTTACTATAATTTTTTTCATTTTAATTTTAAAATTGTTTTTCTTGTTTCTTTCGTCATTGGACAAGGTAGAGTGTTTTCCTGTATCTTAAAAAAACCCCACTCTTCATGTTCCACTGCGTCTACCGCACTATTACTTGGAAAAATCAATGCTTTTATATCGCTATAATATGCATAAAATTTTCCTCCATTCTCCATTGAAAAAGAGTTTAAATATTTTATTTCGCCCGTTACGCTTACCCCCGTCTCTTCCTTGAACTCTCTTTCGCAACACTCAAGAGGCGTTTCTCCTTTCTCTATAGCTCCGCACGGCATAGACCAATACCCCTTTAAGTTTTCACAAACCTTTGATCTTTTGCCAAGTAAAACAAGTTCACCTAACCTAATAATAAGTCCTGCTGCGTCAAACTTATCCATCGAGAAAATCATCTATTTTAACTTTGTTTTGCCAATGAGGGCAGCCTTCGTAGTTCATTTTGACAATTTTTTCTCCCTCTTCAGATTTAGCTTCAAGCGAATCTTTTTTCTCTACGAATGCACTTTTTAATATTTTGTCATCTTTGTCTTTTAATACATAGTATTCCATAGGCTTTCTGTATGGACAAATAAAGGCTTTAATCGGCTCCCCTAACTTATCTAGAACCGGCTGGCCATAGGACATTTTGAACCCATCTTTTCCACAAGCTAAAGGGCCCCCGAAGGTTCCGTCTTTTGGGTAATCTTGTTTGGCTGCGAAATTAGATTTCGCACACTCTTCATCAAAGCTGTCTATATATTTTTGAAATTCGGTTAATTGATACTCAAAACCTTCAAGTTCTTCTTCGCTAATTTTATCCATCTTGACATAACCTTTGCCCCTCTCTCCTAAAACATCTTTATCTAGGTCGAATCTTAAGAATATAAATTCACTCTGAGGTTCTGTTTCTGGCATTAAGTGTTTCACCGCTAAAGAGTATATTAGATTTTGTAAATTATCAGTTATCTCTTTCCCTTTAAACACTTGCTTGCTACTTTTGAAGTCTCTAATTATTACAGAATTATCTTTATATTTAAATAGTTTGTCTATATACCCTCTAACTGCATAGCGAATACCCTTTTCAGGCTTGTCTATCTCTAGATCAAAAAATCTTTCCGACTCTGCTTCTTCAGGCTTTTCTTCTGTATCTCCAAAAAAATCACACCTAAGTCCAGCAACGATCATTTCATCTATAAGCTGCAAATTTTCTTGATCACTTACATTCAACTCTTCAGACTCCTCTTTCACTTGAGCGGCAACAACTTTCGTATTCCATATCGTTCCCTCTTTTATTATTTTATTAAACTCAGCCTTATGCTTATCTCCGAGTAGTTCAAAAATATTGTGGCATATGGTTCCCCTGCTTGACCCATCATTTCCTGCTTGAGGGAGTTTTAATTTATAATTGCACCAATAAGTCCAGGAACAAGTCTGAGCTGTTTTTATTCTACTCGCTGATAATTTTGTTAATTCACTCATTAGGTAAACTGGGCTCTAAATCGTTTTGCTGACAAAAATCAAAGTAGTCAGTATGGGGTTTACCTTTGTTAAAGGCATTGAAATATATTGATTTCTCTCTTAGCATCAAGAATAGCTTATTGTCTTTTCCTTGAATTGTTTTTGTTTTGTGCGTCTCAAATTGCCACGGGTCCAGCTTTTCATCTAGTACTGATTGTAAAAATGATTTTTTCCATATTGATGGCTGAGTAGACAGCAAGTATCTGCTATTTATGTCAAATTTTAAACAAGTTCTATTGTTATAAGGAATCAAGGATTCGTATTTATAGAAAATTGAGTGTCTATCGATCATGATTTTATTTGCATCATGTTCTACTAAAAAATTTAAATGCAAGTTGATTTCTTGATCTGTAATGTCCTCCATTAATAGATAGTCGTCGAGTAATAAAAAGATATAGTCTTTTTTAGACTTTTCTATTGCGCAGCGTAACATTTCAGTCCAAGTTAATTGACCTGTATTAATAATATTAAGCCCTTTTAATTCTTCTGTTTTACTTTCTGAGACTAAAAATGTGTTGCAATTTAACTTACAATGCCTACTAAACATTTTTGAAAAATTTTTCCATAGAAAACTATATTTGTCGCAAGACATGATTATTGTATCTAGGTTCATTGTGTTATTATTTTTTTATTTTTTAATAAAGTTTTTGGAATTGTTTTTGATATTTTGTTTATCTCTTTTAATATAAAAGATTGTTGAGTACTTGGATCTAGTGATAATAACTTTTTATTCCAAGAATTAAAATCATCTAAAGACATTTCTCCAAAATCTTTAGCAGTAGGCAGACAAATTAATATTTTATCGGGTTCAAAATAATTTAATAATTTAAGATAATTTTTTATTGATGCTTCTAACCCTCTATTCCTTTCTGATTTAGCGTCATTGTTTAAAGAAAGAATTACTTTTGAAACGTTTTGGGAAATTAGCGCGCAAATCAATTTGTTTGAGATATCTAACCCAAATGTAACTAAAACATTAAAATGCCCTTGTTCATTCAGTTGAAGGAGATCTCCTATGCTCTCTACTAGTATTACCGACCCTGTATCTTTGATTGATTTTTCAGTTTCTTTGTTGGCGTAAAGGGGGTATATCCATGATTTCTTTTTGCCAACATGTTTCCATTTTGGCCTGTTTTCCGAATTCGTCATATCCCTACCTGAGAAGCCGTGTATTTGATTAAACTCATTATAAATAGGAAAGATGAATCTTTTGTTTAATTTTCCATTTGTTGCAAACCCACCTTTTAAGTTTTTTAATATTTGATCAGACACCCCCCGATCGTTGTAAAACTTATAATGAGGTAAAAGTTTTTTTAGGCAATCTTCTGGGTAAATTTCGTCCATTTGTATTTTCTCCGTTGATTCTATTTTGTTGTAATGGGATCCTAGGTTTTCTTCTTCTAGGTATTTCTTGATTACGTTTTTGTCGTTGGTTCCTAGGGTGATTTCAATTAACCTTTGCAGTGGAGAAAAAACGCTTCCCTGCACATGGTCTTTCCAGACCCCTGTATTTTTATAAATTTGTATGGCGGTATTGTTATCTCCGTTTCTGAAGATGGCATTAGTTTGCCAATACGGACCTCTGTCATTTAATTTGTAGCCAAGATCAATTAAGCACTCTTTTATTTTATCTGTCGATATCATATGTTTGGAAGCTCTTCCAAGAAATCTTCTACAGCCTGAACACCTTCAGAATTGATATTATCGACCAAATCCTGCAGGTCACCTTTCTCTTCTAGGTTGAAGTTTTCCATATGGAGGTTTATGTAATTTTTTCTTTTACTTCCATCTGGCATTTCCACAGGCTGAAGCGCTCTATGAACGTCTTTGCCTAACCATCTATATTTTAAACATATTAATTTATGCGTTCCAAAATCTTCAGGCTCAGATTGTATCTCGTCCATTGTTTTTTGTCTTAGTAGAAATAAGTGAGAGCAGAATTGAGTTATTTGGTCAGATAGGGAAACGATACTTTCGTCATCTACAACATTATCTGAGTTTCTGTTGTTTGTTATGCCTAATCTATTACTCTGAACGCTAGTTAGCATGGATACTACTGGACCTTCGTTAAAACATAATTCTTTTTGAATAAGCTGTTTAAATTTGTCAACCATTCTTCCAACAGACTCCCAGGAGCTTACTCCGTTTTGTCTTTCATAACTAGTTTTAATATAGTCGAAGCTAAAGATCATTTTATTTCCCCTTCCAACTTCAGAAAAATAAAACCTCCTAATAATATTAATCATACTTTCTATCGAGTGGCCTGCGACATTATAATAATAAAATTTAAAGTTTTTTATTTTTTTCCAAGTTTGTCTAACTTTGTTAATTATATCTTCCCCTGCTTGTCTCCACCTACCCGTCTCTAAGAGATGCATTGGGACTCCCGACAACGCAGAACATTGCCTGACGATCAATTCCTCTTTACTCATTTCCCCGTTATCGAAGTGAAGTATGGGCACATGGTTATTTTTTTCAGAAACCTTTGTGCAGAAGTCCATGCAGAACTGAGTTTTTCCTACTCCAGCCCTCGCTACTACTACAGCAATATTGCCAGGCCTGAAAAGTGAGCCGTAAAGATCGTTAACTCTTTCGTGCGGGCC